AAAAATAAAAATAAAATTAATTGGCGTGGTTTATCACAAAATCCAAATCCAGATGCTATTGATTTGTTGAAAAAAAATCCAGACAGAATTAATTGGAGACATTTATCATATAATCCAAATCCAGATGCTATCCAATTATTAAAACAAAATCCAGACAATATTGATTGGAGTGCTTTAGTAGATAATCCAAATGCTATACATTTAATAGAACAAAATCTGGATAAATTAACAGCTGATTGTTGGTGGCGATTAACCAGAAATCCAAATGCTATCCATTTATTAGAAAAAAATCCATATAAAATTGATTTGGGAATGTTAATACGCGTGCCAAGTATGCTTGATTATGATTATGAAAAAATGAAAACGCGTTGTAATATTTACAAGGAAGAACTCATACAAAAAACAATGCATCCATCAAAAATTCAAAAATATTTGGATATGGGTATAAGTATTGATGAATTAGATAATCATTTATAGGCATTATCATATGTAATAAAAAATAATATCAAAAATGTCTTTGATATTATATAATGGAAAATGATGATATAAACCAAGAAAAAACTAGTTGTTTTTATTCAAGTATAATATATTTAACAAATTCGGTATTAGCACTATATTACAATTATTTACTATATTCTATTTTATTTTTTATTTTAGTTGTAACATCGCTAATTGTTCATTCAAATACTAATTTTTACACAATAATCATAGATAAGATCGCCATATTTTGCATAGTATTTTACGGAGGATATTTATTATTTGAGAAATGCAGATGTGTTAAAAACATAACCCAAATAATTTTAGTAGTTATTGCAATAATGACATTTTTGGCAACCATTTATTTATATTACTACGGTTACTTATATAATAAATATTGTTATCATTCCGATAAATGCATTGGTAATCTGTATCATTCATTGTTACACGTAATATCATCAGTTGGTCATAATATAATAATTATTTTATAACTACTACTGATTATTTTTTCTTCATCGTTTTGTTCTTTTTAGCCAATTTTTCGGCGCGTTTGGTTTCTCGTAATCTTTCGCGTTCCGCTTTTTTAGCGGCCTTTTCACGTTCTTTTTCCACTCGTTTAGCTAAACGGTCTTGTTCTTTTGTAGCAGCTTTGATTCTCTTTTCTTCTTCTTTCAAACGTTTCTTTTCTTGTTTTTGCTGTAATTTCATTTGATTTTCTCGTGCATCTTCTTCCATAGCATCCTTTAAACGTTTTAATTCTTCGTTGATAATAGATGAGTATTTATTAAATAATTCTTGCAACATTTCATTCTCAATATTTTGAATTATACCCTGTTTTCGCAACGTTTTTCTAACTTGTTTTTCCGCTTTTTTATTTTCTCTTTCATAATGTTTTTCTTCATTTAGGCGTTCTTTCAAAGTTTTCCTCAATTGGACTGTTTTCTTTTTCAACTTTTTCTCAACGTTTTTCTTCGTTTTATTTAATTCTGTTATTTGTTCTGTGTTTTCCTTTTCAGCTCGTCGAGTCATTCTATTCAGTTTCTTACGTTCATCGCGGACAACTAATTTGAGAACATTCTTTTCAAGAGGAGATAAATCAGTTTTCATAAGTTCTCTAATTTGCAGAATACGTTTTTTGTAAACACCTATGTTTGTTTTCAATTGTTCATTTAAATCGGCGATTCTATTATCATATTCGTTTATTTGCTGGTTTAAATCCATAATAATAGGATGTTCTTGAATAGCTTCTTTTAAATCATCGCTATTTCTAACTGTTTTCCCACATTTGGTTTTTAAATTGTAATATAGAGAATTTTTAAAAGTAGCATATTCTTCGGGTTTATTTTCAAGGTTCTCGCGAATACTTTTTAAAGATTCATTTTTATATAAATTTTTGTTTTTTATTTCTTCACGAATTTCTTTAATTGTGTCGCGAATTTGTTTGACTTCTGATTTTGCTTCTGCTAAAAGTAATTTAATATTTGCCTTAACAATTTTTTCACACGATACTTTTTCTTTTCCTTCATATTGTTGACATACGGTATTAAGTGCATTGAATTTAGACATATCTAAATCACTCAGATCGCCCTCCAGTTTATTCAAGTTCTCATTCACTTGTTGTTTTAATTCTACAACATTACTGTCTAAATGTTGACGCACATAGTTTTTATCAAATTTATGGAGAACATCCATGTTCTCAATTAATGGTGCAGTTACAAAACGAACAATTGGTTGTGCAAATTGACGTGCATCTTTTTCTCTATTCAAATAACTAATATATCCGGCAATATCGTCTAAATATTTGGTTTCACCATTTGGGGTAAAACGACCATGTTCATCTAAATACATTGTGGAAAAATCGGAGAACAATTCTGGCATTTGTTCGTTCGCGGGTTTGCATAAATTAATGAGTTGAATGAGTTCCATTGGGTTCTCAGTAATCGGTGTGGCGGTCATGAGTAATAGTTTAACTGAGTCTTTACCCGAAAGTTGGAAAGATTGTTGTATAGATTGTTTTAGCGCATTCATATCGGGACGTTCTAATGATGATAAATCGCCACCGCCATATAATTTATGTGCCTCGTCAATAATAAGAAGGGTTTTACGGAGAGGATCGGCTTCGCCATTTTTTTTGACAATACTTTTATAAAAATTGTTTTGTTTAGAAACTAAATTACTAAATTGTTTATAGGACATTGGACGAATACTCCATTCTTTGGATAGCATTCGCATACGTTTAGCATGTTCATCTGGTAATGTAATTCCTTTTCGTATTTCTTCACGAATTTGTTCATTGCATATTTGGTCAAACATATTTTTCCATATATCATTTTTCAAGGTGGTTCGTGTAACCCAGAGTATAGTATATCCTTTTGGAACAAAAGATGTAGTTGCCGCTGCAATTGCGCTGCAAGTTTTTCCCGTACCCACACTTTGCCATAACAGCATACCTTTTATTGGATTTTCAGGTGTAAAATAATGGCGAATAAAATCTTGGGTGGGAGTATATCGTATAGCATGAGGTGCACCGCCTTTACATAAGTTCTCCATTTTCACATTATCCCATGCATATTCTCCAAAATTATCACGAATATGTTTACGAAGTTGTGAATGAGTCATTCGTTTATTATCAAATACCAATTCATTGTATTGAGAAGGTAAATTTAAAATAGGTAAATCGTGACGAACAATCAATTTAGGCCCACCACCCAAAGTGCTTTGAGATTCACTCTCGGATACATTGGGTTCTGGAACAATAGGACTTTCACTACCCAAAGAACTGACGGTTGATTCTGGTGGGGATACATTGGGTTCTGGAACAATAGGACTTTCACTACCCAAAGAACTGACGATTGGTGGTGTTAATGATTTCTTTGAAATCACAGATTCCTCTTCTTCGCCTCTTTCAATAGAAAAATTATGTATATTTTTATTTAGTTCATAATCAACCGAACCATATATAGTGGCTCGTTCTAAATCATGTGTAAATTCAATAAGACGAACATCAATATTCAATGCTTTCAAATATAAATCAAATGCAGTAGATGAATTTGCCATATATTTACGTATTGGATCGGGCATATCTACATCATAAATAAACACATGCAATGGCCATCCACGGGTTGGATGGAATTCCAGACCTTTTTGACCACAAGTGCGCGTTCCGCGCCCGATGACTTGTTTTTGGTCAGCAGAAGTTACCTGGGGTTCAAAAATGTGAATATATTTAATATCAAACAAATCAATGCCTTCTTTGAATCCACTATCCATGACAATAATCCGGGCAATTTCTCCGTGAACATTTTCAGGACGTTGGTTCATTTTTTGTAGAATCGCTTTTTTCTGTTTAACACTAATAGGTTGGTCATATACACCAACCGATGTAAGTAAATAGAAGTTATTACCAGGTGTTTTTGAAAGTTCATCGTCGGCCAATAATTCTATTTTACCATATTGTTTTGTTTTAGCGGCACCTCCAACATTGAGAGGTTCTTCTACAATGGGTGGTTGAACCTGTTCATTTTTAAGAGGAGCATTATATCCAAGACGGAACCCTTTTGCAATAAGTGCGCCGGCAATTAGTTTAGCACCAAAACTACCAGATTTTATATCAGAAAAAATGAAATGTTTGAATAATTTTCCATGTTTTTTCATATCACTTTCATCTAAACTATTTATTTTTGAAAGGAGGGAATTTAATTTAGGAGAATGTGTAGGTATTGATTCTAATAATTTGTCAGGGTTAAATGAAGTGGTATCAAACTTATATTCAGAGGAAGATTTACTCCAATTTGCGCGTTTTCTAACACAATCGGCATCAAATATAACATTTATATTTTGTGATGTTAATTTTTCTAATGTTTCAATATCGTGTATATGTTCCAAATTTTCTAAATATACTGGACTTTCATCCGAAACAGAATTATCTATATTACTGTCATCTTCGCTGTAATCTATTTCTGAATTTGTAGAACTCATTTTATATGAGTAAATAAATATATATTATGAACCGAAAATATATTTCTATTATATAATATACAGAACATTATGTCAACTAATACAAGTTTAGGAGGAGGATATCCTGGAATATCACCAGTTCAAACCATTAATAATTACAAGGGAAGTGAGCAAGTTATGATGCGTCGTGTAGTTCGTGACGGATGGAACACACAATATGCATCAGGAATTGTGAACGGAATAGGAAGTGCAGTTGGTCCATTCCGTGCAGTTAACGGTTTAGGAGATTTTCTATCAAGAAAAAATGTTGCATGTGGAGGACCTGCCGAAGTGAATACATCAACTGTTATTACAAAACGTGGACTACGCAAAGCGGTTCAAACATGTGATGCAACTGGAATACCAGTAACATCTGCCAATGTAAAATTCGTTCCAGATTCGTCAGACTACATCAAATTTAAAAAATTACGGGCAGTAAATCGTAACTACAATGATGTTTCAAACGGAGGTTATCAAAATTCTTCATACAGTGCTATTATGGCTATAAGAAGATAGATAGACATTGAAAATCCTTTTTAGAAAAAAGCATTTTCAAAAACAAAATATAATATGAATATATATCAATAATGTTTTCAATGCCTGGATTAAGATATAATAAAACCATTAGTAATAATGGGACATTAACCACTATTAAAGCAATGCCGCAAAAAGATAGCACATCCGACGGAACAACCACATTTTCATTGAGTCGTCGCAATTATATGGAAACTTTTCAAACAACATCTATAACAACTGCTCAAAAAAATAAAAAAAAATGGTATGGAAACCGTGACGCTTCACAAGTAGTCGCAAATAGAAGAGTAGACCAAATCGCAAATGGTTCGTTGAATAGTGATGCAAAACCAATGTCATTTACCACTGTTACTGATCGTAATGTAGAACGCCAAGCATTACATAGAATGCGTAGTGGAGGCGCATCCGTTCCGGCAAAAGTAACTAATAAATACAATAATGCCCCAATTTTCTATTAAAAAAATATTTATAAAATATATAATACATAAATGTACAATTATTTAGTAGAATTTTTAGGAACTTTGTTTTTTATTTATGTAATTTTAGCAACTGGAAATCCATTAGCAATTGGCGCTGCATTAGCATTAACTATTTTATTGACAGGATCCATATCAGGTGGTCATATTAACCCAGCAGTTACTATTGCAATGGCAGCTGCAGGTAAATTACCAAGTGTAGAAGTTATTCCATATTGTTTATCACAAATTTTCGGTGGTTTAGTAGCACTTGAAATTTACAAACGTTACAAACTATAAATAAAATAAAAAAATCAAACTATATTTAGCTATATAATATATTATATATATATTATATAAATGTCAAACGGCGGTTATTTTTCAATGAGCAAGCAATCTCATAAATCTCTAAAACGTGCACCAAATATGCGTAAAAATAAAACACAAAAAATGAAAAAGCTACGAAAATCAAGAAGAATGAAAAAATCCGCTAAAAAATATACTAAATTCTGGTAATGAAAATCATTTTTTTACATATAAATAATGAAAAAGTATATACAATCCAACTACGGATAACGATGAAAAATAGAATTGTGTGATATAATCATTTTTTGGTTGTTTTTGTTTTGAATTACTATATGAAATTTCAACGTTATCATCATGTTTGTTATAATTATTCGGAATAACTGATAATAAATTTATATCATTCAAACTATTTGTAAGAACAGGTTTTGCTTCAATTATATCTTCTTTATTAATATTTTTAGAGTCTTTGTAATGAGCAAATTCTTCTTTTTGATAAGCCAATGCTTTTAGCCCAGATGGCTTAGTAGGTGTATTGTTCAAATTCATGTATATTACATATTCATATTTTTATTTGATTTACAATTTAATTAAATAAACATAAAGTTAATATATTATTAATCTATTATTTTAAGAAATAATGTGCGGTATATTTTCTTTGCTAAATTATGACCATGAATATACAAATAACTTTATTGAAACCCAATTTAAAAAAGGGAAAAGAAGAGGTCCTGAATGTTCTACATTATCTAATGTGGGGATTAAAATAAAATTTGGGTTTCATCGTTTAGCAATCAATGGATTAAATAAAGAATCAAACCAACCGTTGATACACGACGATATATTATTAATTTGTAATGGTGAAATATATAATTATAAAGAATTGTATTCTTTGATGGGTATACAGCCTAAAACCCAATCGGACTGTGAAGTCATTATTCATTTATATAAAAAATATGGAATAGAACATACATTACAATTATTAGATGGCGTATTTTCATTTGTTTTATTAGACCAAAGTGTATATACAAAAGAATCACGTTTATATATAGCAAGAGACCCATATGGAGTGCGTCCATTGTATATAATGCACAATGTAGATGAATCGCCTGAAAAAGAACATTGTATCGGTTTTGCATCAGAGGTAAATGTGCTATCCGAGTTTGTAAATACATCATTAAAAAGTTATAAAATATCACATTTTGCACCAGGAACATATTCTACCTACATATTACCTACAACCGTATCTACCTATTGGAAATTAGAAAATAAAAATATCAAATACCATACAACCAGTTTTTGTTATCAAAGTCGTAGAAGTATTTCAAATGAAATAAATAAAATTATATCAAACATACAAAATTATTTAGTTAGTGCGGTTGAAAAAAGATGCATAACTACGGAAAGGCCAATTGCATGTTTGTTATCCGGTGGATTAGATAGTAGTTTAATCGCAGCATTGGTAAGCGAATATCATAAAAAAAATGGATTACCTGCAATAGAAACATACAGTATAGGGTTATCCGGTTCAGAAGATTTACGTTGTGCAAAAATCGTGGCGGATTACATTGGCAGTAATCATACCGAAATTTTATTAACAGAATTGGACTTTACAAATGCAATCCCTGATGTAATTCGTGATATAGAATCATATGATACAACTAGTGTACGTGCAAGTATTGGTAATTATTTATTAGGTAAACATATATCGGAAAATAGCGAAGCAAAAGTGATTTTCAACGGCGATGGTTCCGATGAATTATGTGGTGGATATTTGTATATGGGATTAGCTCCGGATGTGCTGGAATTTGATAAGGAGTGTCGTAGATTATTGAAAGATATCCATGCTTTTGATGTATTGCGTTCAGATAAATGTATTTCATCGCATGGATTGGAACCGCGAACACCATTTTTGGATAGAAGCTGGGTTCAATATTATTTATCTATACCTGCACATATAAGATTTAATACAAATAAGAGATGTGAAAAATTTTTAATAAGACAATCTTTTGATTATTCCTATTTTTTAAATAGTGAAGAAAAACCATTGTTGCCACAAGAAATACTATGGAGACGAAAAGAAGCATTCAGTGATGGAGTAAGTGATCAATCACGTTCATTATATGAAATATTACAAGAACATGCGATGAAAGAAATGAACGGTGTAGAAAAAAAAATATATGCAGAAAACACACCGACCACGTCCGAACAAGCATATTATAGAAAATTATTTGAAGATTTTTATCCGGGGCATGGTAAAATCGTGCCATATTTTTGGATGCCGAAATATGTGGATGCAAAAGATGCAAGTGCACGAACATTGGAGATATACAAAACAAAACCGTCATAGGATATTTCTAAATTGGCACAATTTTTGCATACTTTGTTTGTTTAATTGGATGATTATTATGTAAATTATGTATAAATACACACAGTAACATCGCGGTAATGATAAATACAATTTGTCTGAAAATAATAATAAACCAATTTTTATCATTATTTATATTTATAAACGACTCCATAGTATAGTATTGTGATTTACACATTTCAACAATGTTATATATTACATAAAATGAAATGATAATTGTTACTATATTGACAAAAATTACAATTTTCATATTGTTAAAATGATTTGCGTATACCTTTTATTTATTATATGATTTCAATTTTTCATTATTTTTTTTCTTGCTGTTTTTCTTCAGTATCTCTAATTCTATACACAGTTTCTAATAATTTTTGATTATCAATGTTTAAGGCATTATCATCATCATCTATTACCGTATGAATTCCAGTAAATAATAATGGTGTCATAGCATCATCGTCAATAATAATATCATATTTTTCAATATATTCTTCAATTGGAATCATAGTTAATCCCGTGTTTTCGTCATTTATACGTTTACCTTTTAAATCACTTCTATATATTGGATATTGTGCATTTTGATGTTCTTCATTTAATAACAATAATTGTGGATCAATAATAGTAATTCTATTTTTACTATCTAACCAAATAACAACGGAATGATGATAACCTTCGCCTTTATATGAAAAATAACTAAAAGCAGTCAATAATGATGTTTTGTCATCAAATTTATATATTTTACGCATGGAAATCATTTTGTTTTTTATATTTTCAATAAAATTTTCAATCATTTTTACTCTATGCGTTCCACGAATATGGTGTGGGGAAGATTGTGCAACCGGGATATCATACCAATCTGCTACAATTTTTTTACCTGTAAAATATTTACTCATTAACCCTGATGATATAGATATTTCATTCCGGATTTTTTGTTTTGATAATTTTTCAAATGTAGGTAAATCAATTGATTTCAAAAATAACATAGTATTTAACGAACATGTTCCAAAATAATTTGTAAAAACAAAATCAACGTCAATAGATTGTTTTATTCTATCCATTACATCATGATCTTCTAAATTTTGTATTCCACGTGCAAAAGTTGTTAATAATGCTATAATAAAAATTATAAACATTTGATTAGAACCGCCCTTTTGTTTTTTCAATGTTTTTCTAAATTTGTTATTTCTTCGTGTTTTTCTATGTATTTTTCTCTTTATTACATTACCACCTTTTATTTTAACTGGAGGTTCTAAACAGGATTGTAAAAAATAATACAGTAACAAATTATTATATTCACATGCTGTTTTTGGTTTTCGTTTATTTATATTTTTAACAATGTCGTTGGTGTTTATTACATTTTGAATAATACTATTTATTGGTAATACTGATTTTACCATGTAAAATTTAATTATATACTATATTTTTATATAATAATAGAATTATATAATAACAGAAAATTGAAATACATCTATTAAATAAATAAATATGCAAATACAACACCTAGAAATGGAAAACTCTTCAAATTTAATCGTAGACACAATCGCAGTGGCAGTTTCAAATGAAAATAAATCTTCTATATCAAATATAGAACATTTATGTAATATGGAATCAGTGAATATTAATTTCAACAAATGCATTAATGGATATCATATGATAAATTCATCGCCGGTGAATGAAACAATATGGGAGGATCTAAATGCTGTCATATTTACATCATTGGGGATTGAAGTATATTCAAAAAGTGACGGAAGTCATTCTCCTGGTATGGATATAAAATGTGCATTAGGAAATGTTAGTAACAAATCTGCTAAGTATTCAAATAATAGAAAAAGTATTGATATTAGTTCATATAGATTAACTACGGTATGTAGTGAAAAAACATGCGGAAAACCAGAAGAAATCATAAAAGAAATAAACAAACGAAAAAATTTTGATTATTATTCATTTATTGTCAGAGATGAAAATCCAAACAGTGAAACTATACATTACGATTGGTTACTAATACCAAGCAATTACATAACATTGGATCCCGCATCTTATAGTTGGGAGCCTACTATCGGAAAACGAGGTAAGAACAAAGATGCACAAGTTGGATGGAATACAAATGAAATTAATGGATGCAAAATGTCAATCACATTCAGTATGTCATCTCAATTATGGATACATATTGACATGACAGAAGATATAAAAAAATTTATTGTAGCCAGTGCAGACGTAAAAAATAAACCATTATATAACTATATTGAACTTTTAGAAAAATTAACATAATTATATTGTTTCATTCAATCGTTGATTTGCAATTGTAATATAATCCGCATTTATTTCAAAACCAATAAAATTTACATTGTTATTTTTTGCTGAAACGCATTCGGACCCAGATCCTACAAATGGAACTACTAATAATGTTTCTGCATTTTTATTTAAAGATGCTTTGATTAATGTATCGCATAAATTCAATGGTTTTTGTGTAGGATGATCAACTCGTTCTTTTTTACCAGCACCTCCTGCCAATGCTGGTGTTTTTATTACATCTCGTGGTAAAGCACCTCCTTCATGCGCAGTATAAGTAGTTTCTTTATCCCCATTACTAAATCTCCCTTTTGTAGATTTACGCACTTTTCCAGCAGCATTTTTTAGAAAATTTTCAGTATATGGTTCACGAACATCATCGCGATTGAAAACCGGTTTATTTTTATAACAACACAAAATACTTTCATGGGTTCTTTGCCAAAAATTGAGAGATGGAGTTACCTTATTTGTATAATGCCATACTAACCATCTTACATTACAATCTATACGAGTCCTTATAAACGCAAGAATTTCACTGAATCCATATATATACAATGTCCCATTCGGTTTTAAAATACGCATGCATTCTGCAATCCAATTATCACACCAAATCAAATATTCATCCATTTTTTGTTTATCGCTATTATTACCGAAATCTTTTCCAATATTATACGGCGGGTCGCAAATAATAATATCAACACTGTCGGTTTTTATTTTTTTCATACCCAATATACAATCCTCATTGTATATTGTATTTAATATTAATTCTTCTTGAATTTCGTTTATCATTATATTTAGTATTTACGAATAATTCAACGAATAAATTATTTTTCAATTTTATAGTATCTATAAAATGATTTGTTTATATTATTTGGAAAAACGTTTTTTACACCAAATGCAAAGGTTTAAAAGTCGGAATTGAATTCAAACACATTGGAATCGCACGTTTTATTTGCCAATGCATACTCTGCATTTGTTCTTTCAAAAAAATTAACTTTGGATTCAATACTGATTAATTCCATGAAATCAAATGGATTGGATACATTGTATACTTTATCATATCCCAATTGAAGAATTAGACGGTCTGCAACAAACTCAATATATTGGGACATTAATTTATGATTCATACCAATCATTCTACATGGGATTGCCTCTGTAATAAACTCTTTCTCAATTTCAACTGCTTCTTGAATGATTTCATAAATACGTTTTTTATTTAATTTCTTTACTAGTTTACTATACAATAGAATTGCAAATTCTGTGTGTAATGCCTCATCTCGTGAGATTAATTCGTTTGTAAATGTAAGACCTGGCATAAGCCCGCGTTTCTTGATCCAATAAATAGATGCAAAACTGGATGAAAAGAAAATTCCTTCAATGGCAGCAAATGCGACCAAACGTGATGCAAACGAACTGCGATTATCATTTATCCATTTTTTTGCCCAATCTGCTTTTTTTGCAATACAGGGGAAATGTTTGGTGGCTTCAAACAATTTTGTTTTTTCGGCGGAATCTTTTATATACGTGTCAATCAGTAAGGAATATTGTTCCGAGTGAATATTTTCGATAGCAATTTGAAATCCGTAAAATGCGCGAGCTTCGGATAATTGAACATCGCCCATAAAACGCGACGCCAAATTTTCAGAAACAAGTCCGTCCGATGCCGCGAAAAAAGCAAGCACCATGGAAATAAAATGTTTTTCATCCGCATTCAGTTTATCCCAATCACCAAGGTCTTTTGATAAATCACACTCTTCTGGTCTCCAAAAACAATCCACCTGGCGTTTATACATATTCCATATATCATTGTCTTGGATGGGAAACATTACGTAGCGACTATCGTCTTGTTTTAACAGCGGTTCAACTACTATTGGAGTGGGGGCGGATACCTCGGACATTCTTCCTAAATAATATACTCGTTAGATTTTTATACCGTTTTATAAATGTATTTGTGAGTTACAAAATACAATTTGTAATTACAAAAATGGCTGCATTTTCGCAATATATTTCAATTTATTAAACTTAAATTCCCGGAATATTATATTTGTTAGCATATTCCGAGCCATTTTTATAATATAAAATACTTGGAAAAAATACGATATTGACAAAAAATAAAAATAAATGGGTATATAAAATGGATAGTCTTAATTTAGACAATTCCAACGAAAACTTGGGAGAATGCAAAAAAGATGAAAAGAAACGTGGACGCAAAGCAAAAAAGCAAAATGAAAAAGAATTAATTAATGAATATTATTCTGAAATTGAGAAAGATAAACAATATTCTAATCAAAAGAAAATATATGAGAGCATGAATTATATGTCAAAACACGAAAAAGTTCAATTTGAATCCAAATTCACAAAACCAAAAAATAGACATCAAGAACAATTCGTATCTACATTAAGAAATAGAGAAAAAAAGATTATAGTCGTGACTGGTCCAGCCGGAACAGGTAAAACTCTATTTGCAACTGAATATGGTATACGTAATTTTTTACTAGGTGTATATGATAAACTCATTTTTACACGTCCATCTGTTTCAGTTGACGAAGAATTAGGATTTTTACCGGGAACATTAGAAGAGAAAATGGCACCGTGGGTTAGACCAATATATGATGTATTATATAATTTTATTAGTCCAAAAGAAGTGCAATACTTGATGGAAGAAAAAATAATTGAAATTGCACCACTTGGATATATGAGAGGTAGAACATTCAAAAATTCATGGATAGTCGCAGATGAAATGCAAAATTCCACAATATCGCAAATGAAAATGTTATTAACACGTTTAGGTGAGAACAGTCGTTTAGTAATCACCGGTGATTTAGAACAATTTGACCGTAATCATGAATTTAATGGTTTAGATGATTTTTTAAATAAATTCAAAGGTAAACGTTCTTCTAGTATATCCAGTTTTGAATTTTCAAGAAATGATATACAACGTGAAGAAGTCGTGAAAGAAGTATTGGATATTTATTCAGGCGATATTCCGTCAACTTATGAATTAGATAATGAAACCGGTTCTGGTGAAAATGATTTAGGAAATTCATAATTTTTATATTAGTAAAAATAAAATAATAATTAATTATATAATGGCATTCAAAATTAGTTCAATAGTAGGAAAAATGAAATTACCAAAAATCATAAATAATATATCTACAACAAATGGTATATTGCATAATAAAATATTATTGTATGCTGTATTTATTTTTTCACTTTTAAACCTATTTGTATTCGTAAATACTGGTAATTATAACCACGTTGCTATATTCATTTTAATTGGATTCATCACATCTTTTTTTAGTAAAAATATGTTAGTTATTTTACTTCTTTCATTGATTTTGACAAATATATTAAAGTATGGTTCAACTTTAAATGAAGGATTTGAAGAAGGTGCAGACGGAGATGACAATGAAGATGAAGATGAAAATAAAAAGAAAAAAGAAGGACTAAATGATGACGATGAAAAAGAGGGACTAAATGATGATGATGAAAAAGAGGGACTAAATGATGATGATGATGAAAAAGAAAAAGAAGGACTAAATGATGATGATGCTGATGATGGTGATGAAAAAAAAAGTATGAAAGAACTTAAACAGAATGCAAAGGAATTATTAACAACAATATCAGGATTGAACGATAAGATTCAAGGTTTTTCAAAATTTGATTTTACAAAGTAATTTATAAAAAATGATAATATCTAATAAATATATAACAATACTATTTATTAAATATGGCAAAAGATCCATTAAAAGAAATAGGTAAATTTTTCAAAAAAATTGGAGATGGTTTCAAAAAACTTGGAGACTTTTTCAAAGTGATTGGTAAATTCTTTGACTTTATTTTCAATATATTCAAATCTATTTTTAGTTACATTACTTGTGGATTCAAAATGATAATTACATTACCATTATGTTTCAAATGGTATTCTTTGGATATTTTAGGAAAAACCTTGTATTCACCAATCGGGTTTTTATTTTTTGCATTGGGGTTAAAAAGTATTGAAAAAATGATTTGGAATATAATACAGCAAATAGATTGTTTCATATTATCCGTTTTTGGCAGTAATGTAACATCAGTATGGGAAGGTGCTACAAAACAATGTTATTCATGTAAGATAATACCTATTCCCAAATTTCCAACTCTTAGAATATAATATACCCAAAATATATAATGGCAAAAAAATGTATTCCCGGAGTAATATGTATTGAGAATATGACTTTAGTAATAATATTATGTATTTTAATCATTGTTGGTTATTTGTATTATATTCATATTACAAAACCCAGTAATGCATCCCCCAATATTGTTGTGGTATCTGCACCCAGTCCACCACTAACCGGTATTTCAACTCGCAATGACCCAATGAACGATCCATATAATCCTCCATTAAGAAATGATGGATATTATTTTCCACGCGATTCCGCCGATGTCCGCGGTATTCCTATTAATATAAAAACCCGGGGAACCGGTATGGATTACACGCAATTAGGTATATTAACTAGACCAAATATTCGCAATGGACATGATGGTGAAATGATTTTACCACTCATGGGACGGAAATTGATGAGTGGTCGTGATAAATGGCAATATTATACAATGTCCAACACTGGTAATATGAATACTAAATTACCTGTAAGTTTGAATGGTAAAAGTTGCACTGGTGAATATGGATGTGATGAAATCCATAATAATGACACTGTATTTGTTGAAGGTTATAAAGATACATTCGTTGCTACTGTTTATGAGAACAGCACATTTTCATATATTCCGTATATTTAGGCTAATAGAATTTAGGAATGTAAATTGCATTTACGATTTTTATGAATAATTATATAATGTTATAATATTATATAATGAGTTTTAATATAAGTGATTCTTCCAGAATTACAAAAGATAAAAGTGTCATATGTAATTATTATGATTGTTCAATATATTTAAATCAATATGAGAGAACCCCAAATAACGGGGGTTATATAAAAATTCCATTTTTCACACCTGAAAATATTGTTAGACCGAATGCATTTTTTATATCAGGCGAACCTACAGTAAAATATATATCCAATTCTTTACAAATTTATAAAAAAACACACAATATAAATGATATAGATTATGATGGAGAACTAGTAATTGAGAATAACCAAATTACTAACGGTGATACTAAAATCTATGTATGTTTCCCATTGAAAACACGTCCAAATCAAAAACCAAATGAAATTGACAATATTATCAAAAAATCAGAAGTGATGAATTCTGGCGAATTGAGTATGACAATTAATTTAAACAAAATGTTTGATAAATTACAGAAATACATTTTTTACAGAAGTGGTAATGATATTGTAATTGTTTTTACACAGCCTATCAAAGTTCAAAGTAGTTTTGATAAAAAATATGTGGAATGTAGTTTATTTTCAAAATTTGAAAATAATTATAATATTTTACAGAACGCACCGGGGAAAGAAGGTATGCAAAATATTGTAGAAGGGTATGAAGAATTGGATTGTCAACCGATTGATGTTGATACGGGTAAAATAGTTAAAGAAGCCCCTTATCTTACATTTTTGAAAACAGGTAGTGATTCGCAAAACAAAACGGTAAATTTAATGTTTTCTATGTTGATATTTGTTATTATATTTTGTGTTGCATTTTTTGGAGCACCTGCGGCTTATAAACAGATTTTTGTAGATACACTTAATGATACAACACTCACATATACTGTAGTATTTTGTGTTTTTTATTTTCTATGGTGTATCGCAATGGGAGTTGGAGCAATATGGGATACCGGTGCCGGAATTACAGCTGTAACATTTTTAATATTATTTGGAATGTCGTTTTTGACTATTTATGCTAGAACTTATTTGGATGGAAACTATTTTCCTGGTGTTGCATTTAATTTTGATTATAACAAATTTATGGGAAAAGATAAGGTAATAGATTCAACATTTAAAATTTATATTAAAGAAGATATTCTTTTTATTTTTAATTTAATTACTCTTAATGTGTTTAACCTGTTTGGAAAGACAAAAAAATTCTTATATGGTCACATATTTGCAATTTGTTCTATAATTTTATCTAGTTGTTTATTGGTTTATCTACACCAATTTACTGACCCTGTTGATAAAAGAGCCAATAGAAAAAATAAATTAGGTAGAAAAGTTCCAGATAAAACCAGACAGAAATATAAAGATTATAGAAATTATGCAACTGCAATGATTAGTATATTTGGATTCGGTTACGCAATATTTGTAGTGGGTCCTTTTATTGGACGTATTACAGGAGGAGAATTCGTAGAATAATCATCATCATAATCGGGCACATAAAAATATCAAATCATATTGGGTTTGATATTTTATACCTTTGCACTTTTAAATCGCCGAGTATATAACCCTGAATTCGCCTTTGGCGATTTCTCGGGTATAAAAGGCGAATTATCAGTTGCAAAGTAACAGTTACCAAAGCACGTTAAAAGAACGCCCACTTCAAGTGGGCGTTTTAAATGTGCAATGGTGTAATACAAAAAATTAAACCAAAGATGCACCGCTGACGTTATCAGCAACTGGTTTGAAACTACTTTCAGTGAATACGCTTGGTTCACTGTATCCAATTGGTGCGCGAATGTTTACCATTTCTTCTTCCAAAGTCTTTTCTTTTGGCGGGTTCATTGCTTTCATTTCAGCATCTTTTTTAGGTTGGGATGGAGTATATTGTGCAATTGCTACACGACCTGTTAGTGCTGAACTACGACGTAACATTTCGTATGCAACGAAAACAAACAAAATACCTAAAACAGGATTTGTGTATAAGAATAAATAAACAGTAATACAAAAGATCACGGCCATTCCTAATGCAGAATCAAGATATTGTGCAATTTCAAAAGGGGCTTCAATTGGAAAGACAATGTATATGATAAAAACAAAAAGCCATACCATTTCATAAATACTGAATGATTTCAGCGATGCTGGTAAAGATAGTTTCATTATATAATGTAGATTTATATTTTTTTATTATATATTTTTCGTTTCCCAAAAATTGATTGTATATTCCTAAAATCCTAAACATCAACAAAACAAATATAGAAATTTATTATAAATCAATATAGTTCCATTAGTCAAAAATGAATTATAGAAAATTTTATGCTAAAAAACAGAAATCGGCTAAACCTGAAAATACAACAAAAGAAGTTTCGTTGAATGAAGAATACAAAAATACTATATGTAATTCCGCGTATTTAGGGAAAAAAGGATACACTATACCAAAACAGTCATTGCAAGAAGATGATTTGGCTTTCTTATACAAAGATTTGACAGTGAAACCGGTTGTATTTGGGCCCGGTGCGGCAGCGCCGGAAACCGAATTTGCAGTCTATCGCGAAAATGCGAACAAAATATACATACCGCGATTTTATGGAATAGACCGATACGGATTACCTCATAAAAGCGAAATCGGTTGTGGTGATGATATTGATGTTCCATTTGCAAAAACATTACGGGATTATCAAGAAGAAATTATAAAAATATATATGGATTATGTGAATACGAATAGTTGTGAAAATGTATACGGGAATGGGGGTATATTGGAAGTTCCCACTGGGAAAGGAAAGACGGTAATGGGTTTGAAAATAATATCCAACCTTAAAAAAAAGACGCTCATTATTGTGCATAAAGAATTCTTGATGAACCAATGGATAGAACGTATAGAAGAATTCTTGCCAACGGCGCGGGTTGGAAAAATACAAGGACCTACTTTTGATATAGACGGAAAAGACATTGTAATTGGCATGATACAAACCATTTATGACAAAGAATATCCGGTGGATGCATTCTCATCATTCGGACTTACCGTGGTAGACGAGGTGCATCGTATTGGTAGCGAACAATTTTCAAGAACATTATTGAAAACGATTACGCCATATATGTTGGGTATATCCGCAACAGTAGATAGAAAAGACCAATTGACAAAAGTATTGTTTATGTTTATTGGTAAAAAGATATATAGTCAAAAAACGAGCACTGGTGACGAAGTGTGTGTTCGTGCAATCAATTATATATCACGAGATCCCTTGTTTAATGAAGTTGAATATGATTTTCGCGGAAGTCCGAAATACAGCACCATGATTTCAAAATTATGTGAATTCGGTCCACGCAGTGATTTTGTGGTTCGTGTTATAGGCGATTTGATCCAGGAAAATCCCGACAATCAAATAATGATATTATGTCATAATCGCTCATTGTTGAAGTATTTACGTGATGCAATTGAACATAAGCAAATTGCATCAGTAGGTTATTATTTAGGGGGTATGAAACAACATGATTTGAAAGAAACCGAAGGAAAACAGATTGTATTGGCTACATACGCAATGGCAGCGGAAGCGTTGGATATAAAAACATTATCCACGCTAGTAATGGTTACGCCTAAAACGGATATAACTCAATCGGTTGGACGTATATTACGTATGAAACATGAAAACCCGATTATAGTAGATATAGTAGATTCTCATGATTTGTTTCAGAATCAATGGAAACAACGTCGTGTATTTTATAAAAAGGCTGATTATCGTATTCGTCAAACAGATAGTAATACATATACGAATATGTGTTTAGATTGGGATAACGATAAAACTTGGAAAAATGTATTTGAACCGAAAAAAATGAACGAAGAAACGCCTAAATGTTTAGAAGACGCCCCGATTCGTAAATGTTTGATTTCGTTGGATAGTTTATGAAATTAGAATATTAGAATCCAAGCATAGGAAACCATTTCTTTGCAGTTTTTCTGGATTTCTTGGATTTTTTAGCGGATTTCTTGGATTTCTTGGATTTCTTAGCGGATTTCTTGGATTTTTTTCCGCCAACACTTTTGGATACATAATTGTAAGAAGAACCACTTAAACCAGTTACAAGTGGTTTAGGTAGAACACCAACCGTTGAGGTTTCAGTAGATACAGCTCCCATTTTATATAGTATAACTATATAAAAAATATACTTATTTTCTATTTTTTTTGGTATTTTTCTTCTTTTGATTAACGCTTTTTCTTGATTTTTTTCCACCGAAACCTAAAAATTCTTTTGTATATTTTTCCGCATCAGGATTTAAAGATTCTTCACTTAATACAAAATCTTTTGCTTTTTTAGAGGTTAATTTCCAATTGGTTAGTGTATTTACTCTATCTGCAAATATTGGCGCTATTATTTTGATTCGTTTAGCACCATTAGTGTTATATTTTTTTAATAAAACGTTTAATTTTTTATTGTAAGTATCTATTGATTTCATTTTTGAATAGTCTTCCATATCCACAATAGTAATTTGTGTTTCATACATTTTTGTCATAAAATTATTGAAATATGCATAAACATGTTTATTATTTTTAACAAACGCTTCTATTTGGTCAATAGATACGGTAATGTCATTTACTCTTGCAAGTCTCGCATAATTATCTGGGTCATCACTGTCATCGTCACTATTACCAAAATAAAATTCATCTTTTACTCCATGGTGAAGAACACGGGCAAATTCTTTGGAGTCTAATGGGTTATTTGCAACTTCCAATGTTTCAATGAACGTTATATCAATTGGTAATTTTTTTATCTTATTATTGGCACAGTTCAAATGTTCTAATGATTCCATTTCATGTTGGCTTATATGTGATAATTCAGTTATTTGATTATTTTCACATTTTATAAAAATAACCGATTCAGGTAGTTTAGGTAGTTTTTTTAATTTATTATTAGAACATATAAATACTCTGAAAGTTGCATTATGATACACAGTTCCTTCTGGAATATCTGGTATTTCGGATAATTCATTATCAGAACAATTTAGATATATAAGTCTATGACCAGGTGGGAAACCTGGAAAAGTCTTTATTTTGTTATTTTCACAATGTAAACTTTCTATAATGGATAAATCAAGTCCGGTCGGAAATTCGGTTAATTCATTTCCTCTACAATCTAAATGAATAATTCCGGGAACGGTAATTTCTATTCTAGACACTCCTAAATTATTTACAACAATTTTACCAGGTCCTACTAAATATTCACTATCTGGTCCAATTATCAAAGTTTGCGATTCCATATATATTATAAATATATTACAATAAAAAATTGAAATTCATTGTTGTATATAAATATAATTCAATAATACAAAAAATGAAAACATCCAAAGTGAAACAAAGGTTACACAATAAAATAGAAGCGTCTAAAATAGAAATATACAGCAAGAAATCGGAGGAAATTTATTATTTGATTTTAGAAAAACTTTGCACTAAAATCAAAACGGAAAAAGATTCAATTACAGTCTATAACATGGATTCATTATATAGAGATAATAGTCACGATAAATATGAATACATGTTTGCAAATATAGAATAAAAATCTATTTGTAATTTTTCTTCAATGTTTTTGGTCTTTTCCCATATTTGCAATGTTGGCGTTGTGAAAATCCTTTTGGTTTTTTACAGTTAATGCTTCTTTTGTATTTTAACGACCATTTTTTTCGTAGAGTATTGTTTTTCATATATAATATATAAATATTATATAATGAAAATAAATAATATAAGTCACATTGGAGATATATTTGCGATTCCTTTTTTTGCATTATTGTGTTTGTATTTTTACAGAATAGAGAACAAAACACCAATGGAATATATATTACTTTTATTCAGCGCAGGAGGATTTGTATTAGACATTTTGTTCACTTATCTTTATTTAGGGAAAAAATCTACTGGTTGAAAATATTTGCCAATTTATTAATGTGAACTACCATGGAACCATTTGGCATAACCCGTTTTGGAATCCATTTTTTGAATTTAGTGCTAAATATACATTCTATTAATAATGTTTTATTCACATCTACATATCTATCTTCGGCGACATTTTCAAAATCATCTTCATCATCACTTTCTTCAATATAATCCAAATTTTTATTTTCACGAATGTTTCTGAATAATCCATTCATGAAAATACTGGTTTTATAATCTGGAATACATGCAACATTGTAATATACCAATGATTTATTTTTACCAAATGCAAACAGATGATATATATCAAATTGTATGTCTGCAATTACATGAAACGTGGTTGGGTATTTATATTGAGGTTTAGTAAAATCAATCACTGGTTTGGAAAAGCAAGGGGTTTGTTTTAAATCCGTTTCTTTTTGGACATTGGTATTGGTATTTATTTTACGGGTTAAAGAAATATTCAAATAAGGAGCAATATTGGATAGCATTCTATATTGTAAATGATGAATACTGTAACCAATATCCGCGCTGATTTTTTCAGGAATATTGATATTACATTCAAAATCACAGGGTTGATGATTATACCATAATGATGGCAACGCAAATACTAAACCATTTTTACAAGTGAATCGCTGGACAATTTGATTTTTCATGAAATCGTGTAAATACCCCAACTTTTCGCTAAATAAAAAAGATCCAATAGAAATTCCTTTGTAATAGAAAATATCTTCAATGATGAAGAATTTTTTTTCATCTGCGGGATCGGTATTTTCTAAAACAGTTCCATACAAAACAGTTCCTAATGACATACACGGTTGAAAAATCGTATTGATCCGCGAAATTTTACTTACCTTTTTATCACGATTCAATTCCATTAAATAACACACATCTATATTTTTATAAAAGGTAAACCATGCGAAAAACTTCTTTCCCGCTGGTATAGCCAAAGTAATATTATAATTAAGGGAAACTTTCTTATGTGAAATTGTTTCATAGGAAAGTTCAAATGGCGGAAAACGTTTCATAAGATTTTGACATTGAATAGAATTAAGTTCCATTATACACTTTATTAAATAGATGTGAATATGTTTTTATATCTTTTTGATAAATATTTTTTGGAAATGTAAAAATTTTATGATGTAAATACCTGTTCTAAATAAGAATCTAATTCATTTTGCATATTTTCTTTATTAAAAATAAATAGGTTCTCATCTACTTCATTTTTTTTATTCGTCATTTCATCTAAAATTATTTTATATTTCTCGGTTTGTGTTTTTACTAAATCTTTTGTTTTCTTGGTAGTGTAGGTATCTTTTAAATAATTGAATAAATAATGGATAAGAACAATAATAATGATGGATATGATGATATTTTGAAAAAGCCATATCATGAATATTTATGTTCTCAAATATCTATATGTTTTTAGATAGATTTGATATGAATAATAATTACGTAGAACTCAAAAAACATTTTTAGAAAATACTTAAATAGATATTCCTAAATTATATAGAAACAGATGCCGTCTATTATAATTGTTGAAAAATTAGGGTCAATCAAACAAGTTAATTTAAAAAAATATGACGAAAATGAATTATATAAAAAAGCTGGATTCAAATCTGCGGAAGGGTTCAAATGTCATACGTCATGGACCGTCCAGGTTGATTCTACAAAATACATTATTAGTGTTTACGGTAAGACAAATGGAAAAGCAAATCAAGAAAATAAATATGAATTCCCACCACCAATTGATAATACCTTATTTTTTGGGAATTGCGTTATTGTAAAAAAATTGGAATCAGATCCGAATATGATTGCAGATTTATCTGAATCGGGTTGGAATGAAATATACGAAACATTATATGGTGGATTTGAAGATTTAGGAGATGAAGATACGGATGAAGATGATAGTGATGACGATGATGGTATCCCAAGAACAAAAACTGGCTATGTAAAAGATGGGTTTGTGGTAGACGATGATGACAATGACGATGACGACGATGATGATGATGATGGCAATGACGACGAAGATGAAGATGAAGAAATTCCTGTAAAATCAAAATCTAAACGAGTTACTAAATCAAAATCAAAAAAAAACTCTGCAATAAAAAGCTTATTTGATTTGAAACCAATTGAAAATATATCAGAAAATTATTTAGATTGCACAAGTGAATTGGTAGAAGAAGAATATATATAATTATTATATAGATGGTGCATACAAATCTGTATAATACTTTATTCAGCAAGAATCAAAAAGGCGGAAATTTAGTATCTTTTAGCAAAAACAAAAATTTTTTCAAATTATTAGATGAAAAAAAAGAGTTTTTAATGATGGTTTTTGCGAATTTGATAGTTCAACTGGGAATAACATATTATATCATGGAAAATGTAAAAAATGAAAAAGAAAAAATGGACATAAACTTATTGATATTTAGTTTTATAGTTATAATTTTATTACTACTTGTAATATCATTAGAAATACCATTATGGTTAAAAACGTTAATATTTACATCTATATCATGTTTATTTGGATATATACTATCTTTCTTACGAAATAGAGTAGATCCTAACATTATAAAAACAGCTATATTTGGAACAATGGGTATTTTTGGAAGTATGTTCTCGTTTGGATTAATTCTCGTTCTATTTGGAGTTGAATTAACAAAGCGGTTTGGTGGATGGTTATTATCAATATTGTTATTGTTTATTATTGTGAAAATCGTGACATTGTTTATGGGTAATTATTCTACGCTTGTAAAAGGTTTTCTAATATTTGGCCTAGGATTGTTCTCGTTATTCATTGTATACGATACAAACCAAATTTTACAAAAAGATTATTATGGCGATTTTATAACAGCTTCTATGGATTACTATTTGGATATTATAAATATATTTGTCAAATTAGTGAATATCATGGCACTAGATGAATAATATAATTATTCCGCCGTATGAATAATATAATTATTCCACAGTAAGAATGTTTTTTGATCTATATTATCAATCATCCGACCTATATTTTCCAATATATCCAATCCGCTCACATTTTGGACATTGTGTATAATCTTTGTTATTATTTGAAACATAATAACACGATTCATGTAATGATATATTGCAACGAACACATATCAATAATTGTGAAGGTTGTATTTTTTTATTACAAATTTCACACATTTTTGGTTTATGATTAGATAGTAAATTTCCCATTATTTTGTATTTGCAATAAAAATACAAAATAAAATAATAATCAATTTTTTAGTTTTACTTTTTCGTTTTTATTGATGGACCCACCAATTATGATTTCCAATGTTTACCACAATCTAAACAAGTAACAAATATTGTTGCGGGTTCATCAGCACTTCGTGTTTGTAATTCATAATATGTGCATCTTTTTGATTTGCATTTTTTACAAGTAAACATATCGGTAGAAGCTTCAATATTGGAAGTGTATTTTGAAGCATCGCGTTTAATTTTACGGTCAATGAATACCCGCCAATGTGATGGATTTAGTTCTTGATGTGTCATAAATGCAATGCTTTGAGGTGTTATTTCATTTTGTTTTATTTGTGCTAATAATTCTTCATTTTTCAAATTAATATAAATAGAACGCAATCTGTCTAGATACAATTGCGAAAACGGAGGGTTTTCCCATTTTTTCACAATTTTTCGGGTATTCGCTTCTTTTATAGTATAATTATAAACGCCTTTTTCAAGATTAATAGACATAGTGGCGTCTTGAAGTATATCCGCGAATTTTTTGCGTATATTTTCACGGAAAGCTTCTGGGTTAGTAATTTTAGTATTTGTTGCTGAACTCATAGTTGTTATTTTATTTATATAAATATACCATCTTGTATTTAATTCAATTTTTTATTGTATTAAATAAAAAAATAGTTAAACAAAACAAAGAATATAAAAAATATATACCATAGACATTTATATGGAATCTATTACAGACCTGTGTGAGTTTTATTGTTTATGTTATAATAATCCAATCCGATATAAAAATATGAAAGAGCGATTTGCAAAAGTGGGATTAGACCTAAATATTTTTGAAGGTGTAGAAATTACAGACCCAAGAATTGACACTCAACCAATAGGTGAAGGAATTAAACGTCTTTGGTCAATTACATATGGTCATATTGACATGTTAAAATTATTTTTAAAAACAGATAAAAAATATGGTTTCTTTTGTGAAGATGATATTTATCTACATAAAGAATTTGCAACTAGATTACCCAATATTATTAACGAATTTGAAACTATGAATTTGGATTTTTTATTATTGGGACATATGACCAATTATGCAATTGGGGAATGGATTCATGGTTACGAGTTGAAACATCATTTTGAAAATCGTCCATATAAATATCATAATTATCCGGCAACTGAACATGGACATTGGGGGGCACATTTATATATGGTATCGCGAAAACATGCCGAGTTTTTAATAGAAAAATTTGGAAATGGATATGCTGATGAAACTTTAGTAAATTCTTCATTACCCCATTTTAGTCCGGATTGGACTATTACAAAGCAAGGAAACCGCGCATTAATGTATCCTATGATGGCAGTAGAAGATGCAATTGGCGATTATGGACATGGAGGTCAAACTGAATATCATAAAAGTAGCACACGTTTAAATTATGATCCCGATTTTTTTATATAAATATACGTAAAAAAAATTTAAAAAAAATGTTGAATTATATATATTATGTCAAACAAATATCAATATAAAGGAACAGATATAACTTCAATAGTTCAAAGTGGAGCTTCTACTATACCAACAGATAAATTCAATGGATTTCCAAGATATACAACTTCAAATGATTCTTTTTCAAAAATAGAAACGGATATAAAATATAGTGAAAGTGGGCAATCACTTACAAGTAAATATTCAATAACTGGTGCGGTAACTCAGATATTAGCAAACACAGTAAATGCAACCGTTGGGTCAATACAACCACCTACATGGGCAAATAGTATGAAATTCATAGTAGCATCAACCACGGGGGATGTGGGAGACCAAGGACCACAAGGACCATCGGGTTCGGTGGGTCCACAAGGACCTACTGGCCCTCAAGGACATGCAAATAATTGTCCACAAGGACAAAAGAAACGTCCAAGAAATGGAGGACCAGGTGGACCTGGAGGATCTGCAGGCCCAGGTGGTCCAGGAGGTGCAGGCGGTCCCGGTGGTCCTGGTGCATATATTTTTACGTCAAGTGTAATGGGAATCACCCAAAGCACACCGATTCAATATAATATAGGGAATAGAAATGCTGTAACATTTAAAGTGGATGCCACTTCATATATTGCAAATCGTGGCGGTAAAGGAAATCAAGGTGCTCGGGGGGGTAGAGGTAATGATGGACATCCTGGAAATCAAGGTGGACAAGGTTCAAATAATTGTCCGAATAGTGATCCAGGTGGAGCAGGCAACCAAGGAACCGGTGGTAACACTGGCAACCAAGGAGATGCTGGAACAATAGGAGTTCCTGGTAATGTAACTATTCCACCAATAGTAGGTGGAACAGGAAATGCAAATACAAGTCAAGCATATATAAATGTATATTTCTTTAAAACATAATTTAATAAAAAAATATTTAAATATTATATTTGTTTTATATAAAATGACCGATTTCATTTATCAAATAAAAAATTCAATACCAGATGAATTATGTAATGATATAATAAATATGTATGAGATTGAGGATGGTAAATACGGAGGACTCGTATTTTCTGGATGGAAGAGAGAAATAAAAGATACAACGGATTTATTACTACCCAAAAATGAGAAAAGATGGGAGAAAGTTGAAAAATACTTATATAACGCATTAAATAAAGGGTTCGCTGAATATACAAAATATTTAAATAAAGATCATTATATTTCAAAAAATAGAAATTATAATGTATTGGAATTTACAGATTTTCATATTGAAAATTTTATGATACAAAAATACAAAAAATGCGAAGGGAGATATGTATATCATAATGATTTTAGTAGTGATAGCGAAAAGGAACGTTATAGAATGGTTACTTTTATATGGTATTTGAATGATGTAGATGAAGGAGGAGAAACCGAATTTTGGGGGAATTATACAATAAAACCTGAAAAAGGGAAATTAGTATTTTTCCCTGCGTCTTGGACATATCCACATCGCGGCAAAATGCCAATATCAAATGATAAATATATAATAACAAACTGGTTTTACGTTAAAGAATCAACTGATTGAAATAAATAAAAACATACAACATATATAAAAATATGTTGCATATATAATAAAATGGATATATTAAAAGAATATAGAAAAAATAAACAAATGTCATGTGGATTGATTGTTGTAGAAAATTTTTACGATAACCCAATGGAAGTTAGAAAATTTGCATTGCAACAAACATACAGTGAAGAATCATATTATCCAGGTAAGCGGACGCGTTCATTTGCATGTGAAGAACATAAAGAACGATTTCAAAAAATATTAGAACCATTTATTAAAAAAATAACAAATTTTCCATTGGATACTGATAATGGTAAATTTCAATATGCGACAGCACAAGACCATTCATGGGTGCATTATGATAATGAAGATACAAACTGGGCTGGTATAATATACTTGACGCCAGATGCACCGGTTGAATCTGGAACCGCATTTTATCAATATAATGATGGCACAATCAACGCCGTTGAAAGTGAGCTAATTAAAAGTAATTTTAAACAATATAGTAAAGATATGACAAAATGGAAAATAGTAGATAAAGTTGGAAATGTATTCAATCGTCTTATACTGTTTGATTCTTCAAGATATCATACAGCGGTTGATTATTTTGGTAAAGATAAATATGATGGTAGGTTATATCAAGTTTTCTTTTTTTCAACTGAATAATGATATAAAAATAACTATATTTATATTGAATGGAGGTATTAAGAAAATATAGAACAAATAAATCACCATCATGTAGTCTTATTGTAATAGATAATTTTTACGAAAATCCATTGGAAGTTAGAAATTTTGCATTGAACCAAGAATATATAGAAAAAAAATGCATTGAATATGCTTATTGTGTCGGTAAACGAAGTAAATCATTTGCATGTCAAGAACATAAAGACCGATTTCAAAAAATATTAGAACCATTGGTTGGAAAAATAACGTATTTTCCATTTGATACTGATAATGGTAAATTTCAGTATTCAACGTCAAATGAACATTCATGGGTGCATCATGATAAGGATGGAACAAACTATGCAGGAATAATATATTTAACGCCAGACGCACCGGTTGAATCGGGAACTGCATTTTATCAATATATGGATGGGACAATGAATTCAGATGAAAGTGAATTCATGAAAAATGATTATATCAAATATGATAAAGATATGACAAAATGGAAATTAGTAGACAATGTCGGTAATATATTCAATCGCCTTGTGTTATTTGATTCTTCAAGATATCATACAGCGGTTAATTATTTTGGCACAGATATATACAATAGTCGTTTGTATCAATTATTTTTTTTTTCGGTTGAAATGTAATTATATATAATATATATAATTATATATGATAGTTGTTATACGAGAAAATGGATGTGTTGAATGGACAAAACAATTCAAAAACATTTTAATATTGAATAAATCAGATCCATTGAGCGATGAATATAATCATATTGATGTTCAGAATGTAGGAAGAGAATTTCATACAATATTTACATATATATATAATAATTATGAAAATTTAGATAATTATATTATATTTATAACAGTAGATGAAATTTCTTTTGGTAAAATATGCAGTGAAATGATAAATAGAATAAATTATTATTTGAATAATAATTCAAATCCCTTTTTTGAGTATATAACACATTACAAATATTATATACATACTTCAACCATTTTATCTGAACGTGAGGATGAAGAAGATACAGTTGCGAACGTTAAAAATGCATACGATAGAGTATATCGCGAATTATTTTCAAAAATTGAACATAAATATGTTTATAAACCAGAAGGTTCATCCTTTATTGTATCCAACAAATTAATTTTAGCAAGATCAAAAAATTTTTATTTGAAAATAATTCAATTTTTAGAACATAGTAAAACCCCAATTGAACATTATGTTATTGACGTTATTATACAAAAAATTTTCATGGATCGGTTTATACATTTTAATGTTACATATAGATATAACGGAGAAGATTCTGAAATTGAAGATATTATACCCGATACTCCTACAATAGAAGAAAATACCAATACCAATAATATTACAGAAAATATTATTGAAGATATACTGGTAGATACAAATCCAGAGTGTCCGAATTGTATGGGTATAGTAGAAAGTATTCCTAATTGTGTAAAATATTTTTGTAGCGAAGAATGTTATAATAAAATACACAATAATTAATCATATAGTTCAATATAAAATACAAGAAAATACCCATTATTATCCATATGTTTTATTATATTTTTAGTGCTATCTGATATATGCATGATCATATCGCCTTGTTTTATTATTACAACTTCATCATTTGCATCAATTTCATTACTTGCTCCCATGATTATATTTGTGTTATTTAAAAAAATATAAGACGTGATACTTGTAATTGAATTATGAAAATTGAAATAATTTGAACATGCGTCATATTTTGTTATAAAAATATCTTTAAAATTTAACGTTTTTTCTTTTAAAAAATGGTTTTTTATACTATTTGAATATAAATCAAATACATTTTTAATAATATAATTCAATGTTTTTGGTAATTTATCAAGATTAATAGTAAATATGTTTTCATTATTCATATTCATTATATCCCAATTATTATTTTTATCAATGTAATCATTGATTTCTTTGATTATCAAACTACAAACTTTTTCTTCCAAAAAATTACCACCTACATATTTATTTAAATTTAATGAATTATTTAGTTTTATGACAGATTTTTGTTCATTCACTACGGTATTTGTTACTGGCTCTACTTCTTTTGTTATGATATCATCTATTTCACAAGATTTTTTGAATACTTCTGTAGAAAATTTCATAGGTTCTAATGTGCCAGTTTCCTTAGTAGTTTTTTTTACTTTATGTAAAATAATTGTATTGTTATTGTATAAATCCTGTCCATTAAACACATTTCTAAAATTTTTGAAAACATTACTATCTTTTTTGTATAAAATTTCTTCAAAAACATTGTTATTCAAAATAGTATCCGGTAATCCTATTTTTTTAATATTTTGATTTTCACTACTAAAATGTAATAATGTGTCGTTATTTCTTAAATAATCATTTTTTATATATTTATTATGTTTTGCATTATTAATAGCATGTATTTTAGAATCATAATACGGTAAATTGCTCGGAACATGATTATACCAAAAATCTATAATCAATAAACAACGTTCATTTTTATCATCAAATATGCTACCTTCGCAATGATAATATTTACCACCATTGAAAACAATATGTTTCATTTTAACAGGAAAGCTAAAACACAATGTATTGTCATCTAAATTTTTAAATTTATATGCATTGTTATCAATATTGGTAATTATTGTAGGATCATTATTATTATCAAAATATGTTAATGAAGATAAAAATGGCTTTTTTGATAAATTTTTAATTTTGACTGAATGGTCATCACTATCTGTGTGAATCGTAGAACCATATACATTACGAGACTTGAACCAAAATTCAATGCAAATATTTTTATCAAATGCAATATTCATACGATTTAAATGAAATTGTGCAATATCATAAACATATTTCTCAATTAAATTGAACCAGTGTTTTGAATGATTTAATAAATATGCCGGTGAATTATTCTTAGCCAACATACACTCATTTATTAAACATTCTATGTGTTCATTTTCTTCACAAAAATCATTACTTGACGAAACTACCCATGTTTTTAAATCACATTTCAATAATGATGGACATATAGAATTCACTGAATCCGTTATCATATACGGGTAACATTTTTGTTCATTTACAGTTATGTTTACAATATTATTTTTAATATCAACACAATTTATAACATTTTCATATTTTGACAAATTTGAAAAGCTATCAATAATAAATGTATCGGACTTACAGCCGATTGTCTTGAATATATACGAATGAAACATTTTAATTAATTGATTCAATTTGCTAAAACTATAATATTCAATAATATCTTCAAAAAAATTATATGTCAATATATCGTCATTTATTATTACAACTTCACCGGAATCTTTTTCAATGAATTTCATCAATTCTTTATTTTTATCATATTTTTCATTTGTTATTGCAATGTTATTTGTCATAAAATTAAAATAGGAAAATATACTATCGTCATAATACGGAACATGTAAAGGCGGTTTGTTCCATAGTGCAACTAATATTAAATTACGTTCATCTAAGTTCGTTTCATTTCCACACTGAGCTGTTAAATCTATACCCGTATGTATGTATTTTCCATTAAAACATGTGTGCTTCATTTTTCTTGGAAATGAGAAACATATTTTTGGGTTTTCATCATAATTTTTATTATCGTTAATTGTGCCATCTATATTAGTAAACATTGTAGGTGAATTAGAATCATTTAAATATGTAAGCAATGTTAAAAATGGTAAATTAAAATTTGTATTATACATGCGAACTTCATAATCATCTTTATCTATATGAAAATCCGGGCCACATTTATTGCATTTTTTATTAATCCAAAATGTTACAAATATATTTTCATCCAATTCTTTATTGAGACGGGTTAAATGAAATTTAGCCATATCATATACAAATTTTTCAACAATAGAATATTCACTTTTTTTTGTGTCTAATCTACATTGGATATCTATAACTCTACTATATTTTAATAATAAACTGCTATATTCCTCATCTATATCTATTTGCCAGTCTATATTATTACACTCCATTTTGAAAATATGAAATGTTATTTTTATATAATTTATTCAAAATTATATAAATATTCATTCACAATGATATGTAAATGATTAATAATTCAATAACTATTTGTTTTGCAGCTATATGTAAAAATAATGAAAAAACTATAATAAAAACATTGGAAAGTCTTCATAATAATATTAGTAAGTGTATAATATTAGATATTGGTTCAACGGATACTACTTGTTCATTAATACATGAATTTTTCAAAAATAAAAATATACAATATCAAATTTATGAAAAAGAAGATAAAGGAGCTTCAAATAATAAAAGAGAGTTGTTTGAGTTATGTTATGACCAAACCGATTTTATATTACATCTTGAACCCGGGGAACTTTTAGGGTCGTGTAATTTACTTCTAAACGTTAATTTAGATAAAAAATATATTGCATATAATGCCAATATACATGAAGATATTCCTTACATTAAATATAAAACGAATGAATTTAATGAAAGTGTTATCAAGACATCTAATAAAAAGATAATAAGTGCAAGAATTGTTGTATTCAATAATAGGTATAAATGGAAAATATCGGGTAATGTTTTTCATAAATATATACCGATTAACGTGGATGAATTGGATTATGGAACTATTTCAAATGATTATTTTTATATAACGAACGAATACAATGAAAATATTCTTAATACAGATATAATAAAATCAAATATATCATTGTTGAAAAAAGATTATTTAGATACCATCAATATAGATGAAAATGGTATTAATTCGTTATGTATATTTCATATTGCTAAACATTATTATTATTTAGAACAATGGAATAAATCATTACTACATTTTCTGAAATATACAAAACTAAAAGATGCTCAAAAAGATGAATTATTTGAATCATATATTAAAATTGTTGAAATTATGTGTATTTTAGATTACAAAATAGATGATTTGATACGTTACACTGTATGTGCGAGTGAAATATATAATGAGCGCGCGGAATCATATTATCAATTAGGTAATATATTCAATGAAAATGCAAAATATGATTTAGGATATTTCTGTTTGAATAAAGCTCAATCAAAAGATTTAGGCGAAATATATAAAAAATCTATGAAATTTATTGATGAATCTTGTTATGGTAAAAATATAAATTATCAATTAGCATTAGCATGTTTACATACTGAACGTAAAGATGAAGGGATTGTATTATTAAATGATATTGAATTTTCTAACAATGATATTGAAATTTTAAAAAAAAGGTTTAATGAAATTTAGGAAAAACATTTTTATAAAATCCCCACAAAAACATTTTAGAAATATTTAGGGAAAAATACAAACAAAACATTCTATATTGTTGTATAGAATATTTTATGGAAAGACGTGCAATTTGTGTAATTGGATATACTCCAAATGAAGTATGGTTAGACTTTCTCAACAACATTGACTCCCAATGTGGTTATGATTTCTATTTTATAATTGATGTTGATTATGTAGATTACAATTCAATGTATGGTTCCAAATATCCAAATGTAAATATAATAAGAATCTCGCACGCCGAGACAGAAGAGAATAATTTCATAAACTCATCAAGTAGATTGGGATTCCCAAAAATTATTGCATGGGATAAGGCGCTTTATTACTTTTGTAAATTAAATACAGAATATGATTATGTATGGTTTTTTGAAGATGACGCATTTTTATACGATATAAATACAGTTATTGCCATAGATAAAAAATATCCAGATAGTGACCTTTTAACCAAAGATTATGAAGTCAACGAGAACGGAGACCATAGTTATTGGTTTTGGTATGGTATAGATTTTATAATACCACCGCCATATTATAATGCAATGATTTGTGTTTCCCGATTATCAAAAAAAATGTTTCAAAAACTACATGAATATGTTTGCGAATCAAAAACATTATTATTTATTGAGGCAATGATACCGACAATTGCGAAACATCACAAATTATTATATCATCATCCAAATGAAATGAATAACACGTTACAATGGCGTTATGATTGGAATATTACAAACATAACACCTGAAAATATATACCATCCAATAAAAAATATTGAAAATCATAAAACTATTCGCCAAGAATTACAACAATCGTTTGTTTAAACTATTTCTAAATCTTTTAATTTCCAATATTCACATCCTCCATTTGGCAAAGGTCGTTTTATAATAAATGGTATTTTTTTCTGTTCAAGTTCAGCCAATGCAATCAAATATCCATCAATTACATCATTTTCAACTGGTATAAATGGTTTTGAACCTGAATTTATTTGATGAGTTCTTTCTCCTAAAATTCTTGTTTTTTCATATTTTGTTAGGAATGGTAATGTTTGATGTAAAGGGTCTACAATCGTTCCATTTTCATTTCTAACAATTGTTGTTATATTTTCAATTTCTTCATAATTATGGAATTGTAATTCTGGATGATAATCAGTTACAATATTTTTCTTTATATTTTCATTAAATTTTTGTAAATAATTTTCATCATCATCATCGTCATCGTCATCGTCATCATCATCGTCATCCATATTAAACTGCGGGTTTGTTTGGTTTTCATCGGATTTAAATATTTTTTCTACTTCATTATCATCATCATCATCGTCATCGTCGTCATCATCCGCCGCTGTTTCACTTTGACTTTCATCTGATTCTTCGGTGTCGTCATCATCATTATCATCATAATCGTCGTCATCATTTTTGACATTAGGATTAAAATTAGTTTTTTTTGGCAAAGCTAATACATTTTCAGTATCCGATTCAATATCAGATTCAGTGTCAGATGGGTATTCATCCTTTTCGTCCATTTTATATATATAGTGTAATATTTCTAAATCTATTAAAAAAGAAATACATTCAATTTTTTGTTTTATTTTTAAATAATATCAAAATTTACATTTATTTATTATCATCCGTTTTCCATGTATGATCGCATTCAGAACAAATATACAAATATTTCAAATTATCGTCATCATATCTAATATAAATTACTTCTGGCATTTTGTCTCCAGATTCAGTATTTGTTTTACATCCAATGTTTGGACATTTGATATTATAAATTCGTGGTAATGTCGGGTCTAATTTTGTATATTTGTTGATAATATGATTAAATTTTTGTTCCCCTTTTTTTAATTGGGTATTTAATACACATACCCCTTCGTCGGTTATAGATTCATCTTTATTGCCGCAATTACGACAATAGTAAATGAGTTTGTTAGTATCATTCTCATTGATACTAATGTAAAGCATATTAGAACAATTTACACAGAATTTCATTATTATATATATTAAAAGAATTATTTTAATTTATTTATGAAATGTATTTATGTAATCAATTTTTTGTATTATAAATTCTTGAATATTGTATTCGATACAAAAAATTGAATGTAAAAAAAAATATAAAAATATAATATATATATTATTTATAACTATATGACGAAAACTCGTCAAATAAATACTGAATCAAATACAGGTAATAATATGCAGCAATCGCCAACTAATAAAATGCAAGTAAGAAATTCCAAAAAACTGAATGAATATTTGATGAAACATAATGCAAAAAATAGTGATATGCCTTATACAAATACGCGAATGCCCGATAAAGAACAAGATCCTAAAATATCTGGAATTTACGGAGGTTCGTATTATATAAGTGATGAAGAATACCCAGAATTCTTACGTTTATATGCAAATGAAATATTAACAAAAAATCGCGAAGAATACTTAACAGAAAAACAGTTGGATTCAAATGGTCCAATTTTGATAGATATTGATTTACACTTCAATTATGCTGTAGATAAACGATTGTATGATATATCACATATAGAAGATGGAATTGACATATATTTAGCCGAATTAAAAACTATATATCAATTTGATGAAAACACGAAGTTCAATGTATATGTAATGCAAAAGAATGATGTAAATCGTGTGGTTGATAAAAATATTACAAAAGATGGAATTCATCTGATTATTGGGTTGCAAGCTGACCGTCTGACGCAAATTTTGTTACGGAAGAAAGTGCTTCCAAAAATTGCAGAAGCATGGGCTGATTTTCCGATTGTAAATACATGGGATGGCGTATTGGATGAAGGTGTTAGTAAGGGAGATGCACCTTGGCAATTATACGGGTCACGCAAACCATATCATGATGTTTACAAATTAACCTATATTTATGAAATTACATATGATACTGATGATGGTGAATTTATTCGCACCAATATTGATTTAAAAAATTTTGATGTGATTGAAAATATTGAAAAATTATCGGCCAGATATACTGGTCATCCAAGTTTATTTCATACAAGTGAATTTATAAAAACAAAAGAATTGAATGGCGGTCTTCAATCAAATGCAAAACAAGCAAAACAAAAACGCAATGCATTGAATAATTATGCATTGAATAATTATTCCGATGTAAATGGATATATTTTAAAAATAAAAAATCGCGATGAATTAAAAGATGCTGTTGACGAATTTTTGGATTCAATTCAATCATATGATTATGAATTAAGGGAAGCACATGACTATACAATGACATTACCGGAATCATATTATGGTAATGGTTCATATTTAAAATGGATTCGTGTTGGTTGGGCATTGCGCAACATTAATGATAGTTTATTAATAGTTTGGATAGCATTTAGTGCATTGGCTGAAAATTTTGATTTTAATACAATACCTGACTTATATGAACGATGGCAAAAATTTGATTTAAAAAATTCCGATGGATTAACAAAACGTTCTATTATGCATTGGTCAAGAGAAGATTCTTTGGAAAAATTTAAAAATGTAAGGGAAAGTAGTATTGACTTCTATATTGACCAAACGATAAAAGCTGTTACATTGGAAAAAATTGGAAGTGATAAAAATTCTCGTGGTTGTGGGGATTTTGATATTGCAGGAGTTTTATATCAATTACATAAACATGATTATGTATGTGTAAGTGTATCAAAGGGAATATGGTATAAATTGAAGAAACATTGTTGGATTCAAAATGATTCAGGAACTACATTAAGACATTCAATATCAACGACATTGCGTAATTTATATTGGAAAAGGGCACATACTTTAATGAATCAGGCCAGTTCATTGAACCCACCAGATGAAGCTAAATCCAAACGTATGCAAGACAATGCCAACAAGATTTTAAGCATCTGCACCAGATTGGGAAATACAAATGATAAGAGCAATATTATGCGAGAATCCAGAGAATGGTTCTACGACCCTGATTTCCTACAACAATTAGACAATAACCCATATTTACTTTCATTTAATAATGGCGTTGTTGATTTTAAAAACAAGGTGTTTAGAAAAGGATATCCAGAAGATCATTTATCAAAATGCACCAAAATTGACTATGTGCCATTAGATAAAGAAAAACATAAAGAAACTATTGAAGAAATTGACGATTTTATGCACAAATTATTCCCCGATCCACAGTTATATAAATATATATGGGAACATTTAGCATCTACATTGATAGGAACAGCATCTAATCAAACATTCAATATGTATGTAGGACAAGGTGCTAATGGAAAATCGGTATTGACTGAATTAATGAAAGAATGTTTAGGGGATTATAAATGCGACGTGCCAACATCATTAATTACAGATAACAGAGGTAAGATTGGAGGGTTAGCTCCAGAAATAGTAGCATTGAAAGGAGTCCGATATGCTCTTATGCAAGAACCAAAAGACGGAGATCGTATAAATGAAGGTGTATTGAAACAATTAACCAGTGGATATGACCCAATTACTGCCCGTGCACCATATATGCCCGAAATGGTAACATTCATTCCGCAATTCAAACTATGTCTTTGCACAAACGTCTTCATGGAAATTAAAAGTCAAGATCATGGAACATGGAGAAGAATTCGCGTAGTAGATTTTGAATCAAAATTTACAGATAATCCTATAGCAGGTGATCCAGAAAGTCCATACCAATTTTTGAAAGACCCCAGAATCAATGAGAAATTTCCTGTATGGCGCGAAGTATTTATGGCTATGTTAGTGGATATTGCATTCAAGACGGATGGATTGGTTAAAGATTGTCCCAGAGTATTATCTGCTAGTAATTCGTATAAGGAAAAGAATGATTATGTTGCAGAATTTATACGTGATAAATTAATTACAGATCCAAATGGAAAAGTATCTAAATCAGAAATTACCAATGAATTTTCAATCTGGTATAAATCAATTCATGGAAATACTGGTGCTCCTAGTTCTAAAAAAGTGCATGAATACATGGATAAAAAGTATGGAAAATATGATAAGAAACGCGCATGGGTAGGTATTCGTATAAATTATGATAATGAAGAAATAAATTCCGGTTCAGATCAAGACAATGATGAAGTTGATGATATTAACGAAAACGAATTATAATTTTCTCTAATATTTCATATACAATTTGTATGAAATATTATTTATGCGACTGCGTAAATGTAAACCCATAATAATTATCAATATCAAATGTAGTTCCATTTACAAGAGCATACACATAATATGATATAAAGTATAATCCAAATTCAATGTATTCAATGATAAAAGGATAAATTCCCAAAATAATAATTATAAATATTTTCAAATAAACAGTAAATGTTGTGTTAAATAGGAATAAATATATTGCTAAACCTAAAATTAAACTATAAAATATAATAAATAAATAAAAATTTAAATCTTTTTGTCTAAAAAATTGCTGTTGTTTATAAAATACTTGTGTATCATCTGCAGAATAATTATTATTATTTTCTTGTATTTGTTTTTCAAGTAGTATATTTTCATTTTTTAAAGTTTTCAATTCTGCATCTGTAAATCCTTCTGTCATTTCTTCTATACTATTAATGTTATTAAAATTTTCTAATTTATTACTATTTTTTGTAAGAATATTTAAAAATCCTAACTCTTTATTTTTACCATACATTTTGTCTTTATAAAAAGTATTTGATTTTGAAAATTCGGTTATTTTATAATTCAAATCGGTTATTAATGCATTTTTTTGATTTATTTCATTTTTTTTTTGATTTATTTGATTGTTTTTTTGATTTATTTGATTGTTTTTTTGATTTATTTGATTGTTTTTTTGATTTATTTGATTAATATAACTAACACAAGGATTTTTTATTACAGGTCTTGGTATAGCTAAAGGTCTTGGCCTAGATAAAGGCCTTTGTTTAGGTAATGGTTTCGGTTTAGGTAATGGTTTCGGTTTAGGTAATGGTTTCGGTTTAGGTAATGGTTTCGGTTTAGGTAATGGTTTCGGTTTAGGAGGAGGTCTTGGTTTTGGAGGAGGTCTTCTTCCCATTGAAATTATCTAAAATATTGTTATATTATATTTTTGCATAATTATCAAATTCGGATGGTTCAAAAGGTTTTACTTTTCCATTATTAATTTCACTAAATGGTTCAGATATGTTTGCAAATGTTTCTACTTTTATATAACGACCAGCATTTTCAGGGGCACTTAATTGTATTGGAGTAGGGTCTGGATCCAAACATCTCTTATCTACAGTGTCGTAATATTTATATCGTGGACAACAAGCAGCGCCTATACAATTTTTACCAATATCTACATTTGCAGCTTCACTCAAATTACCGGATTCTAAGCTTTTTTTACGCATTTTATCTAATTCTGCTTTACTAATCACGTTAGTATTATCCATATTCATTTTGTCAAAATCTATTCTATCTCTACTGTATATGATAAGTAAATTATATCCAACAAAAATAATTACAAATGCAAATAATCCTATACTTGATAAATCAACTATTAAACTGGGAATAATAGGAAAATAATATTGTAATATAACTATCACAAAATATGCTAAAAATGCAATTACGACAACCACCGCAATATAATTATAATAAACATATCTTTTACGATAACTTTCATTTAAAGTTTGTATTCTATTTTGTGTGGTTTCTGCATTTGTAATTAATTTGTCTTTATTTTCTAATCTTGTCTTTTCATCTTTAAGTGCATTATCTAAACTAGTTACAGAATTATTTGAAATATTATAGTCTGTCATTATAATATATATATTATATATATTATATTTATTTTTTGGATACTATTATAAAACCCGCTACAATTAGCATAGTAACTCCAGCGATTGCCGATGCAATAATTAAATTATTTTCACTTGCAATTAACATTTCATTATCCTTTTTAACTTGCTCCGAAATCAAAATATTTTCGTCATTAAAAAGTAATATATTTCCGCTAAAATCGTATTTTGGATCATTTGATAATTTGGCGCGTAAAGTATTGTATTCGCCAAATTTATCATCTTTCAAAGATATATTTCCGGTGTTAGGAACTTGGTTAAAATATGTAAATCCTTCTATTAAATTAATGTTTTCTTTAATAGTATTTGACGAAAACCCAGAATATGCTAAAGAAGACATTTGTTCAAATAATTGACTATTCATTTATATAAATATTTTATATTTTATTTAACAATTTTTACAAATGAAAAATACAATAAACATGTTCCTAATACGGTCAACATAATATTTGCATAAACATTTGCATTTATGTCTTTTTGTTGTGTTTCTTCAATCATTTTTCGTTTTTTATATAAATTATTCAATCTTGTATCTAATTCATTTCTTTTAATTACAATATCGCTATTGTAACTACCATTATTGAAAGTACCTGGACTACTGGTTTGAGAAAAATATCTATATGTATCTGGCATAAAGTATATAATTTATTTATAAAAAAAATAAAACATTATAATTATTCCTAAAGAACCTATTGCTAAATTGTATGATTTCAATAATTCACGATTATAATCCGAAAAAACATCCTCTTTGCGAATTGATGAACCATCATGGTTTGTTTGTAACTTGTTTATTCTTAAAGCATTATCTCTATTAATGCAAAGTTCTCTATCATAACATGACTTTATATTATTGCCATTGACATTATTATTCCTACATACAGTATTTGTTGCATTAATTTTTTTTGTTGTGCACGTTGCATCGATATCGAAAGTTGGATCGTCTGTTTTAAGTCCAGTTACAATATTACCGCCGTTTTCAGATAAAAGTGGTGATTTATAATAAAAAAAATCATTCGGATTATAGGCAATTGTTATATTTCTTATTTCCGACATAACTATAATTATTCATTAGATAAATGATTACACGCATATACGATAATATTTATAGGAAAGTGCGGTAGCGCTTCCTCGTTGCATTTCACATACTTGGCCTGGACGTAACGATAATGCTAATGCTAGTGGGTCAAAACGGTCAATTTCTGGTAGTTGTGTTAATGATTTTAGATTGTATTTTTTCATTAATTCGGTTGTTTCATTTTCTTCTAAAACAAATACTTGTGGGTTCAATGTATGTTCTAAAATATTGAATTGTAATCGTGAAATATTATGAATGACCACAAATATACCATCATGGTCAAACAAATATTTTAGTTTTATAGTAATTGATTCATTTGGTTCTTCATCTACAATAATGATAATAGTATCTGTTTTTTGTAAAACATTTTCAATATACATTAAATCTTCAATAATATCGTCTAAATCTTTTGCCCGGATTTTGGATGAAATGAAATATTTCACATATGTTTTTTTTTGATTATTTTTATGATTCACTAATAAATCTAGTTGCGAATTCATATACATAGCATCAATTTCATTGATACTAAATCCAGTATAATCTTCTACTAAATAATCCTGATATTCAAGTAAATCTAATATTGTTTTACGTGACTTATATATACTTAGAACGCGGTTACTTGATGCTGATGACATTATATATATTAATTATTTGTTTTTAATTTATTATTAAATTAAATAATCAATTTTTTATACTTTTATAAATAATTATTATACGTTAGATAGTAATTATTTTGTATTATTTACATTGAATTAACACACATTGAGTATAGTAAACGGTTTTGTAAATAATTAAAAACGTAAAAAAATGCAACAAACATGGTCAAAAAGTAATACTCAATTCCCCTACGTTTAGAAATACCAAGGTATAATCCAGACAAAACAAATAAAATCAGTGCAACAAATGCCAATACTGTTAAAATATAAAATAATAAACAATATTTTCTTTCAAGTGGACCAAATAGAAGGTTTAATGTTTTGTTTTCCATTTATTATACATTAATACAAGATATTTTTCCCTAAAATTTCTTAAATAATCTATTATAAAAATAAATAAACAAAATATTATAGTAATTTATATTATAGTTTCATGGAAAATTCTACATTATGGAAAATAATAAATCGTCAATTTGAGGACAATCCACAATCTTTAGTAACACATCACATAGAATCCTACAACGATTTTTTTCAAAACGGAATATACCAAATTTTTAAAGAGAAAAACCCGGTTGTTATTTCTTCTAAATATGATAAAACAATTGACGATTACTATCACCAATGTAATATGTATTTCGGAGGAAAAGATGGTTCTAAAATCTATTTTGGAAAACCTGTAATACATGACGAACATAATTCTCATTATATGTTTCCGAACGAAGCGCGTATCCGAAATATGAATTATGGTATGACTATCCACTACGATGTTGAAATTGAATTTGTTCGTATTTTGAAACCAGGAGAAGAACCTACTCTTGTCGGCGTAAACGAAATCACGCAAAAATCAAAAGGCGGAGAAGTTCAATTAGATGATTATGAATATCATGATGAGAACAATGAATATAAAAAACAAAATGCCGGCAATTTTAAAGAAACTATTTCTAAAAATATGGAGGAAATTAAAAAACATTTAGATAACTTTGAAAATGAATTACTAAATGATGGTATAAATCTAACCGCCGGTGCAAAAAAAGGAAATGCGGATAAAGTAAAAATGACACCAAATCTTGCTGCAATGGTTCGTCAAATGACCGAAGAATCGGTGGTTGCACAAAATGTGCAAAGACATACCATTACATTGGAAAAAATTTATTTGGGTAAATTTCCTATTATGTTACAATCTCATTTTTGTATTCTGAATGGACTGGACCGCGAAGTCCGATATTCCATGGGTGAATGTAAAAATGATATTGGTGGATATTTTATCATTGATGGAAAAGAAAAAACGGTTATTCCACAAGAAAAATTCGCCGATAATATGCTTTATATACGTGACGTGAATGATGAAAAGTATTTGTATTCCGCTGAAATACGGTCTGTATCCGAGAACGTTTCTAAACCAATCCGCACATTATCTATTAAAATGGAAACACCATCAGCTCGTTATTCTAATAAAAATATTGTAGTAAACATTCCAAACGTGCGTAAACCTATACCATTGTTCATAGTATTTCGCGCTCTTGGAATTATTAGTGATAAAGATATTATTACAATGTGTTTACTTGATTTAAAAAAATACGAACCCATGGTTGATTTATTTATACCATCTGTTCACGATGCAGCTGGAATTAATAATCAACAAACTGCCCTTAAATATATAGCATCATTTACTAAAATAAATACTGTTACTTATGTTTTAGAAATATTATCGGATTACTTTTTACCACATATTGGAGAACTTAATTATATACAAAAAGCCTATTATTTAGGATATATTGTATTTCGCTTACTTTCTGTGTATGCTGGATTAGAGCAACCAACTGATCGTGATAATTTCAAATATAAAAGGGTAGAATTGGTTGGTTCTCTAATATATGATTTATTTCGTGAATATTACAATTTACAACAAAAACAAATTCATTTAGAATTTGAAAAGAAGTTGTATTATAATAAAAAACAATATGAAGAAAATTTGGAAGGTCTTATCCAAGATAGTTATCGCGAAGTTTTCAAAGACCGTATAGTAGAAGCAGGGTTCAATAAAGCATTCAAAGGTAATTGGGGTGCACAGACTCATACTAAACGTATTGGTATTGTCCAAGATTTGAATCGTCTTTCATTCAATACCATGTTGAGTCATTTACGAAAAACGAATTTACCTTTGGATTCTGGTGTGAAACTAGTAGGTCCCAGAGTTTTACATACATCTCAATGGGGATACTTTGACCCAATTGATACACCGGATGGTGGAAATATTGGATTGCATAAACATTTGGCCATTTCCACATACATTTCACGAGGTATGTCACGAGAACCTATGATACAATGGTTACGTGAAAAAACTGGTATGAAATTAGTAGAAGAATGTTCTCCACAAGTATTATCCAATATGACAAAAGTAATGGTGAATGGTTTATGGGCTGGTTCTATCAATGAACCGTTGGCTGCAATTAAAATGATTAAATTATTTAGAAGAAATGCATTGTTACCAATTCATTTAAGTGCTACATTCAATATTAAACAGAATACTATTTATATTTATACAGATGCAGGACGTATATGCAGACCTATTTTCTATGTAGACGACGAAACTGGTAAATTATCATTTGATTCCAAAGAAATTATGGGAAAACTAAGCAAGGGCGAATTTACATGGAAAGAGTTGATTTCAGGGTTCAACGAAAAACGTTCTCTTGATTTTAATCCAAATGTTCCTAAAATATATGAATTATTTCAATTATATAAGGGCGTTGAAAGTGAAACAAACCCGGCTAAATTAGAACGTTTTTTAAAAGAGAAGGCAGTTATAGATTATATTGACCCAAGTGAGAGTGAAGATGCATATATTGCATTTTCAAATGAACCAATGGAGAACATTAAGAAAAACAAAAATACTCACTATGAAATCCACGATTCATTGTGTTATGGTATGATGGGTAATCAAATTATATTCCCCGAGAACAATCCTCCAACTCGTAATTCATTTTCATGTGGTCAAAGTAAACAAGCAGTTTCTCTATATCACACAAATTTCCAAAATCGTATGGATAAAAGTGCAGTTGTTCTCAACTCTGGTCAAATTCCTATTGTAAAATCTAGATATATGGAACATATTAATCATGAAGAAAATCCTTATGGTGAAAATGCAATCGTTGCTATCATGTGTTACACTGGATACAACGTAGAAGATGCTATTTTAATTAACGAAGGTTCTCTAAAACGTGGGTTATTTAGAACAACATATTATAGCACATATGAAGCTCACGAAGAAAGTAGTAAAAATGCAAATACCGTAGTTGATAAACGATTTACTAATATTGAAAACGAACCATTTGTTGTAGGAATAAAATCCGGATGTGATTACAGTAAATTGGATAAGAATGGTATTATATTAGAAGGAACCGAAGTGAATGAAAAGACGGTTCTCATCGGTTTAACAACTAATAGTATTGTGAAAAACGAAGTTAGAGTAGATGGATCTAAAATTCCTAAAAAAGGACAGTTGGGTATTGTTGACAAAACTTATATTACTGAAGGAGAAGAGGGAGAACGTATTGCAAAAGTTCGTATTCGCGAAGAACGTATTCCAAATTTAGGAGATAAAATGGCATCACGTTCTGGACAAAAAGGAACTATTGGTATGGTTATTCCCGAATGTGACATGCCATTCACGAAAGATGGTATCCGTCCCGATTTAATCATTAATCCTCATGCAATTCCTACTCGTATGACTATTGGTCAATTAGTAGAGTGTATTATTGGAAAAGCCGCTGTAATGTATGGTGGATTTAGCGATTGCACTGCTTTCAATAATAAAGGTTCTAAAATCGGTATTTTTGGAGAACAATTGTCCAAAGTTGGATATCATTCTAGTGGAAATGAAATTTTATATAATGGTATGACCGGAGAACAATTAGAAACCGAAATTTTCATAGGTCCTACTTATTATATGCGTTTGAAACATATGGTAAAAGATAAAATCAATTATCGTGCTACTGGACCAAGAACTGCTTTGACAAAACAACCAGTTAGTGGAAGAGCAAATGATGGTGGATTACGTATTGGTGAAATGGAACGTGATGTTTTGATTTCCCATGGAATTTCAAGTTTCTTACGCGAATCAATGATGGAACGTGGAGATAAGTATCATATGGCGGTTTGTAATAAAACGGGTATGTTGGCCATTTACAATCCATCTAAAAATCTGTTTATGAGTCCAATGGCGGATGGTCCTATCCAATTCACTGGTTCATTGGATGGAAAAGATATGCGTATTGATAACGTTACTAAATTTGGACGCGATTTTAGTGTAGTTTCGGTGCCATATTCATTAAAATTGTTGTTACAAGAATTACAAACTACCAATGTCCAAATGCGTATTATAACTGAGGATAATATTCAACAATTAGAGAACATGTCATTTTCCAAAAATATCCAGAAATTAACATATAACGATGAAGCTACTCCTGAAACAATTATAAAGGATACAAGAATGAACGTTATAAGATTTAGAGCCACTGAAAGACAGGATAGAACCCCGAATAGTTTTGCAGAGGAATCACCACTACCATTTGCGCCTAATTATCCACCTGCATATAATCCTACTTCACCAGATTATCCACCTTCACCAGATTATCCACCAGTATCCCCTGCATACAATCCTGAATCTCCGCCATATGCACCAGGATCCCCTGCATACAATCCAGATTCACCACCTTTCATTCCTAATATGAATTCAAATTCACCACCTTTCATGCCTGATATGAATTCAAATTCACCACCATATGCACCTACGTCACCTGCATTCAATCCAACCACTCCGGATGAACCACCATCGGCAAGTGGCGGCGGTGATGAATATTATGTAGGAGAACAAGTATATTTACGCGGTGGTAAAAAAGCCGATCGGTTATGGCACATAAGAAATGTTGGTGGCAATTTTATTACAATAGGAACAAATGATATGGACGGAATAGGTGATTTAGACGACAGTATACAAGTAGTTAGACCAAATGAAATATATCGTCCAAGTGAAGTAGTTTATAACAACCAACCCACCCAATTCAATCCTGTAAATCATATGAATCCATTTGAATACCAATCAAGTATACCAGAACCATCCAAAATGAATTTTACACCAGTTATAAACGTAGTTACTGGTAGTAATAATACAATTGATTCCATGCCAACTGCACAAGCTACACCAATAAGTAATTCAATTGAGCCATTACCGGTTGTTTCTACGTTTAGTATAGATGGCGGTTCAAATACCAATATACGTCATAATGATTCTGCGCAAGTTATCTCTGAAAAAAGTAATAACAATGAAATTGATTTCTCAAAAGGATTATTGATTAAGAAAGTGTAAAACATTGTATGAAAATACCAGAATTTGAGAACTTTTGCAATGTTCTCAACTTCTAACTATATATTGCAGATACTACATGTCCATCATTGTCGCGCGCATAACTACTATATTCATAGTTATATACACCAAAACAACGAATTAAAAACCGGTCTAAACCATCATATTTAGGTTTGAACGGTGACCTTCCATGCACTGCGCGATTATTGTCTATGAATACGATTTCCCCCGGAGTCAAATTATGAGACAGCCGATGTTTATAATAAATATCTACTATTTTATTAATCATTTCATTGGATTCTTGCGTTATACCAGACATCAAATCTTGGTCAAATACTAATAAAGGGTCTTCTATTACTAGACGCGGATCATCATTTTCTAATCGGTGGTCTTTGTATGAGCGTATTATTGACATTGGACCGCGAATATCCCCCTCTATAAATTCATTCCCATTCATTTTGAATGATAAATCTACAGCCGTATTCCACATCGGGGTTTTTAACATTTCCAACTCCTTTTCCGTTACGTTGTTTACAATTGAATGCACTGGTAATATATATGTATATGCATTTTCGTTTCCACGTAAACATGCTAATGATAATATGTCCGGGCGCAATTTTGAAAAAGCTTGTTCCGTGTGGATTTCTAATTCTACATTACTACTGATACTGGTTTGATTTTTCTCCATTGATTTCACTGGTATAATATCTTGGAATAAACGTCCATATCCTTCGGCTTCGTATGTTATCATGTTACTAATTACACTGACAAAAATACTTTGAAATTTAGCTAGTATTGTCTGTTCTCCTATTTTGCAATTATTATTTTCCGGTGTATTTGGTATTTCGCCAAAAGGAATGCGGCGAATTAATAAAAATCCAGTATTAGTACCTTTTTCTGCAAATTTTTGCAATAATATAGATATTCTTTGTGGAACATGTTGACATGCAGATTTCACTTGCAAACAATACAAATCGGGTGATAGTGATGGATTTGCGGAAATATTCAATGCAATTTTATTCAAAATTTCAATTTCATTATTGGTTAACTCTATAATATGCGATTCTTCCATGGAAGTTTATAATATGTAATATATTTTTTATAGCCATATATTACATATTTTATATTCTAGCGTGGTCGTCTTCTTTCGTCATTTTTATTGTTTCACGTATTTCTCTTCTTTCCTCTGCCAATACTTGTTTGAAACATCTCGGATATTCTTTTTCTAGTTTATTTCTATATGTAACTAGTTTCCACCCTTCAAATGTTTCTGCATAAAATGGCATATCTATATTTGGAAATTCATGATTATCAATATATTTTGTAATGTTCTCAAATATTGTATCATAGTTGCAGTCATCTATTATATTATCTAATTTGTTCAACCATGTGAGTATTTTTTCACGAGTTTGTATAATATCTTTTTTGGGATTATATATTTCATTTTTCAGATTATAACATTTTGGTGTAAACATATATAATATTTACACTTTTACGATGTAAAATGGTACGAATTATGGAAGGGTGTATTTATTTTTTTTCATAATATTTGCCTTCTTTTCCGCACATAGAATCATTATTTCTTGATATAGCACAATATTCATATTCTATATCATTTTTTCCGTTTACCAAATAGTAATAACTGTATTTTTCTTTGGGGGAAAATGTACATTCCCCATATTCACTAACAATGAAAAAATGATTTCTGTAAAACTTACAATTTATACATAATTTTTGGGTAATTTTATTAACTGAAACTGGTGAAAAAAAATATTTCATTTTTATTTATTGAAGGTAAATGTTTAATTTGTTTCAATTATATTTAATAAAAATCGGAAATAAATAGTAAATGATGAAAGTGTAAATTTTCGCGGTATTCCTAAATAAAGTTTATAAGATAAATTAAGGATTCTTGTTTTTCATATAAAATTTGAATTTTACATGAAAAATTGAAAAATAAATACAACATCTATTCTAAAACAAAGTACAAAATGTATTGCGAAGAATTTATTGGAAAAGAACCATCTCTTAATAAATTAGAAAAATTTGTTAGAATAAATAAAAATTTGTTTGATGAATTCAATGCAGAATGTATTGAAGAAATGTTAGATTACTCCGTTTTATATCACTATTTAAAATTTGCAAAAGATTATCATGGTTATTATTATATTGGAGGTCATATAAAAACACATCCAGATGATCCAATTACTGAAAAAGCACTAAAAGAAGCTATTAAAATAAATAATGAATCTGAACCATATCATATGATGGAAGTTGTTTCAAAAATAAGAAGTGCAAAAGAATTAAATAATTTGAAAAAAATATTAGAAGTTTATTATGAAAAATGGTTGGAAGAATACTATGCGCCACCCAAAAAAAATTTTACCAATTTTATGGGAATTTGTTATTCAGATGATACTGTAAATTCTGGAGGCGAAGGATATCAAAAAGTAGCAAAGGAAACCAGTATTGGAAAGAAAAAATAGAAATATATGAAATATTACATTTCAGTATAAATACCAGATAACTTACTTAAATTTTGAATATATTTCATAGTATATCCTTGTTCAACTTCCGTCATACTTCTTACTGGTTCACGAATAGTATCAATTACTTTCATAATTTCATTAGAATTTGCTAAATGATTTATATCGCTTGAATAATCCTTTTCAAAAAAGAATGTAATATCTCCTCCTTCAATTACGGATACATATGGACTATATACGAATTTATTCCATGCTTTTATAATAGCAGTAGGGTTTGCGGTTTTTATCATTTCAAATGAACTTCGTGCATGTTTGATATCTTTATTTTCAGGAAAAATACGTATAACATCATCAATAAATTCAAAAAAATGGGTATTGAATGTTTTTAAAATAGTGCTTTTATTTGACATATCTAAAATATAGATAATACTATTTTTATATATATTTTTTTATTTATTTTTACATATTAGGAACAAAAGGAGAATTATTTGGGAAATACTTATTTATATCTTCATTACGTTTTTGTTGTAGACTATCCAATGTTACATCGCCAGATAATTTATCTGGTCTATATGTGTCCGGGGGGGTAGATATGCTATACGTATCGTCATTTGCTGAAACATAATTATACATTTGACGTCCTGAACCTTTACCTTTTGCACTCAATTCGTCAGGTGTCATATTATAATAAGTATATTGTTCTGATACTATGGACATTCCGTTGTTTGATTGATTTAATATAAATCCCATTGGCTCTCCTTGATGTTGAGTCGCAATTGCATTTTGCTGTTTTACTTTTGGTTGTAGATATTGAAGGATATCTTCGCCTAAAATAACCTTAAAATTTTGTTTCACTAATAACATAGAAGGAACACTATGAACATTTGGAGGCATCATAATTTGTTTACCATTTTCTAATATAATGTAAATTTGCCCAGTTTTTGGGTCACAGGTGCGTTTGTCAATACAAATACAATTCAATTGATTTGCTAAACTTTCTTTTGCTAAAAATTGTAATATTTTTTTTGAATGAACACAATAGTTACTATAATATAAAATATCCATTGACATAATAAATATAATTTCAGGAGTTATAAAAAAATCATTATTATTACTAAATAAATATAAAAATAGGATTTTATTTTATAAAAATGGAAGTGATTGAAGATAACCAATTTGATATAGTTATACCGATTGGACCAAATGATATAAATGTATGTAGAAATCAAATTAAGTATACAAAACTTAATGTAATCGGGTATCGTAATATATATTTAATTTCAGTTGATCCAACATTTAAATCAAACAACTGTATAACAATCAATGAAAATATATTTCCTTTTTCAAAAGAAGATATTGTAAAGTATCACGGAAACACAACCCGCCAGGGTTGGTATTTACAGCAATTAATCAAATTATATGCAGGTATTGTTATTCCTGGAATTCTTGACAAATATTTAGTAATAGATGCGGATACATTTTTTCTAAAACCCACGCGGTTTATTGAAAATGACAAATGTCTATTTAACATAAGTAATGCATACCATAAACCATATTTTGAACACATGTTTAAATTACATAATTCACTAGAAAAGCAAATAGAAAATGTGAGTGGTATATGTCATCATATGATCTTTGATACAAATTGTATAAAGCAATTATTTGAACTTGTTGAAAACGAATACAATGATGTTTTTTGGAATGTATTTCTACAATCGGTTCATATAAAAGATTACGAATATTCAGGCGCATCAGAATATGAACTATATTTCAATTATATGTTAAAATACCATAGAGATAAAATGGAAATTAGGCCACTTAATTGGAAAGAAATTAGCAATATTGCAGAAATATATTCATATAGTGACTTTGATTATGTAACTTGTCATTGGTATTGGCGATAATTATACATACTGGCGATTATTATAATTTAGATAAAATAATAATTCATCCGGTTCCATATTTTCAACATATTGTTTTACAATATCTTTTGTAATATTTTGCGTTTTTCTACATAAAGATGGCAAATAAATAGTATTATGTAATCTGTCCACATGTAGTAAATATTTAGGAGATATTTCCGTTTTTGAACCTTCTATATATTTTAAAATATAGGAACGATGAATATTATAAATGAAGTCTAAATATTCTGTTTTTAATTTTTTGAATTGATTTTTACAAACCGGATAATATTTTAAAAAATCTTCTGTTTTATCAATCCGATTCAGACACAAATATTGATATTGCATATTTGGATTTTGATTATTTCTTTTACGACGATTTACATAAACAGGATTTAGGATTTTCGTTCTTTCTCCATTTTCCAAGTTTGTAATCATAATTCCTGGATTAATATAATTCGTATAGACCGAACAATATTTAGCAATTATTTTATCATATGAATTTTCATAAATTTCTTTTGGAAAATGAATGATTCCGTGAATATTTATGAAAATATCCCAATTTTCAAAAACCGGTTGAGGAATTTTTATTGCAACATTTTCCGCGATTTTATAGACCCCCACTAAATATAATTTAGGAGTTTCTATTTTTAGTAATATTTTATTTTCAGGATGTTGTAATACAAAATTATAGCAATATTCTTTTGGAAATATTTCAATGACCTTGTTTTTATTTAATCTTTTACTAAATGGTTTAATATTAGACATGCATTGTAATGCATCCATAAATAATTCTATGAATGTTTTTTTGTTATGCAATTCAGTAATACCCCCTTTCTTATGTTTGTAATTTCCACCGATTGAACCCTTTGTAGCAACTTCCCAACTTTGTATTCTTTCATCATAAAATAAGTTTATCATCACTCCTTCAATCATCTCATTTACATAAATATTATTATCAATTGTTGGATAATCTTCCATGAAAATATCATATTTTATTGATTTAGGTGGAGAATAACACAATAATTTGTTTTGAGGATTTGAAAAAATAACAGACCTGTATTTTGATGTTTCGTAATCATCAAAACACAAGAAATCTTTTGTATAATTCATTATAGTATATCCCATATTTGCACAGTGATATATTTTTTTATTTATCAATTTGGAATCTTTATTCGGGTCCAATGCATTTACATTTCTACTTATAGTTTCATTCATATTTTCTATGTAGATACAACAATAACAATCTTTAATTATTTTATTATTTTTATTTTATGTATTATCAAAGAAAAACAAAAATAATTTCTATCAAATTATAATTTAGACGTTATATATATACATTATCATAGTAAATGTCGGAAGAAATTGAAAAAATAGATATGAATATTGAAAGCGAATCCGATATAGTTGAGAACAATGGTATTTCATTAGAATTAAGGGATATTATTCAAATAATGGCGCCAAATAACGTCGATATCCATGAACAAACATTTATCATTAATTATATTGATTCACAAAAAATTAGTTTAGTCAATGTATCCACATTCTTAAAACATGTTTTATATATTGATTTAGACGGAGCATTTACAGACGAATCTATATCACAAATTTTATTATTAGACCGTAGTGAAGAAAAGGGGTATGCAAGACAAAATGGTTTAGTTACAAAGAAATGGGTTGATATTCATTTCGGAGGTGAAATTCCATTCATTGTAACTGGTGAAATCACGAATCTGGAAGAAGATATGATTGAAATCACTACTTTTCCTGCAATGAGAGTCATTTATATTGATTTCAAATACCAAGGTATTCCAGAAGAATTACCAATTGAAGAAATTGTTTTACGTCCAAAACCGGCTGTTATGGAAAAAGTAGGCTCATTCACTAATTTAGAACCATCTTGCGATGAATCTTGCGATTTTCCTCAACGCGAAGATGCAACCATTGAATATACAGAAACTGGCGAATCTATCATTTCCATTCCTTCATCGGTATCGCCAGATGAGAATATACGCGATGTTTTGCACAATATGTATATTGATGCGAATGATATTTTTGAAAGTGATGATGTAGAAGAAGTGACACTGGAAGTTGAAGTTCCTGAAAGCAAAAAACGATATACAATTGATGCACAAGTAAATGATTTTATGGATGAATTATTGTCCACCATTCCAAATCACAAACGCACGAAGGATGTTATGGATAATATTCATTTTGTTATTGGAAGATTTATTGAATTACGACAAAGGTTCTCTAAATTTGATGAAAATGGAAATATAAGTGATATTAAAATCAAAGGTTCTAACCATAAACCATTAGTTAATACAATTGAAAAATTCAATAAAAAAATACAATGGTTGTTACCGGTTTCAAAATTACGCAAAAAAAGATATTATGATAGGACCAATGATATTGATTTGGAAAATGAAAATACAAGTTGGATGTTTTTTAATACAGTAGACGATTTACGTGAAGAAGAAGGGGTTATTTCACAATATTATAAAAATGAAATAGAAGGAGATGTTTCAAAATATGATCATACGTTCTCAACATTGGCTGAATATACTAAACCTTTTGCAGCCCCATTAGATGATGAAAATATAATTGCACGAGAACAGGTCGTTCATTCTGATATAGAAGCAGTTGTTGATAATATTGTAAGTAAAAAATATAAAACTACACCTATTCAACGATTCACTGTAGGTTTATCCAAAATAGATTCTGTTGACAAAAAACATGGTAAAACCGTGTATATTAGAAAGCCATTCATGCCAAGTGATAAATTATCCCTTAAATCAATTATTACATTACCTGCCCCTGTTATGGAATTTTCACAAATTGAATTACCTGGAACCAATATACTTACTAAATCACAGAAAAGTCAACATTATTTACAACTATCCCGTTTGTTAAATAAAAAAACAAATATTAATACTCATATTGTATCTGATTTAGATAAAGAAGTAAAGTATGTAGATGATGACAGTAAACAAAATATGTTAGATGAAAATATTGACTTCTTAGAAAAAATCACCGAGTTCTCACTAGACGATGAATTGTCAGATGAATATAATAAATATAATAAGTTTTTGAATTCTATTATTCCTAAAACAAGAATTTTATTCCGTTTAATCAGAAAAAATATTAAGGATAAATTATCATTTGTTGAAGTAGTGAATGCACTTGAACCATTTATGATTTACTCTGATGATATTACATATCAACAATACAATGAAATTCGTTATTTTATCAAGGAAAGAATAAAAAGTTATAAAACATCATTGAATCAGAAATCACAAGAATTCAATAAAATACAAAATGCACGATATAATACGCGTCCTGCAACCAATAAAATAGAACACATGTTCTCTGAAAAGAAAGATTATTTAGAAATATTTGCAGACGGATACAAAATCAAACCAGAAGAATTAAAAGAACACACTACAACTGAATTGTTATTACATATTATTCAAGTTGATAATGGTGTATTGTTCTCTAATATACTATCACGAATATTACTTACACTAATTACTCCAAACAAACTATTGGATTCATTACAAAAACCAAATTTAGAGGATTTAAGTAACACTGAAAAAATCAAACCCAAAGATTGCACCAGACGATTTTTAGCGAAAAAGTATAAGTCTATTAGCGATTTACAGAAGGATAATAATTCAGGGGCAATATATTATGATAAAGATTTAGACGATACACCTTATTATATTTTGAAAAAATACGAAAACAAACAAAAATCCATGGTTTCTGAATTGTTTGTGGATTATTTAGCAGAAAATTTAATACAAAAACACGATTGTCCACCAAGTTCTGCAAAAGAAATGGCAGCGACCCTTATTTCTGGTAAAAAAGAAGTAAATGATGGAGAATATGCTATATTGGAATTACGACCTAAATTACCAAGTAATATTGAGGAATCAAAATTGTCTGATAAAGAAAAAGAGGAAATTGAATTAGAAGCAAATACAAGGTTGAAAATGCAATATTATAAACGTATTAAAAATCATTGGGTAAGAGATGATACAATTGATGATAATTCTTTTATTGATACACAAACATTGTTTTGCAATATCCAACAATCTTGTTTCAAAAATACTAATAATCAACAATGTGAAACCACTGAACAAAGTGAAGCCCGGTTCAAATTCAATCGCCAAAATAGTGTTTTTACAGAGGAATTGGATAAACGATTTAGCATAACCGTTGAAGAAATGGAAAAAGAATTGAATGCAGCAATTGAAAAATCAATGAAACAAATCAAAAGTTCATTACGATTGAAAGAAATACAATTATACAAAGCCAATTATTTAGCATATGAATTAGGTCGTCAAAATAGTAGAGAAGATATTATTGTATCTCCCAACGCAAAATTATTTGATTTAATTTTATCCCAAGATGATTTCATTAAGAAACAAGATGACATAATTAGGTTTGTCCAAGAATATTGCAGAGAACCGATGGTCGCAGAATTGAAAGAAGAATCGCGTTGGTTATATTGCAAAGAAACCAATACGAAATTGGTTCCTATGATTATTCACGATTTAGCACTTGCATTCGTTATGGGAAATTATCAAGAGAAACAAGACGAATTATGTAGAGAATATGGTCGTGATGAAGGAGATTCAACTGTAGATAAGTGTAGTGGTTATGTAATACGTAAATTGGATTTTAGTAGTGAAGAAGGATACGACGATGCTGGTTTCAAAATAAATACACATAGTATTTTAGAAAAAGATTTAGGCTCTGTATTGACAGAGGTTTTGAGTAAAAAGAAGCGTGTATTTGATGATGAAACAGATCAACATGTATATAACGTATTTGTAGCGGTATGTTCCAATCTTTCCATTAATACTGAATTGATTGAAGAATTTGTGTTGAGAACTTCCTTGGAAATGATTCATAACAAGGACATTGTTTTGGAAGAAAAAACATATGTCAAAAAAACCGAAAAACTATTGAAAGATAAAGGAAAAACAAGTGCGCCTTATCCTATTTATAAAAACCAATCTATTATTACCATTGTTGCATGTGTAATTTTAGTAGGAATACAATGTGCTATACCATCTATACGACTGCGTAAAACATATCCTGGATGTGTTCGTTCATTTGATGGTTATCCATTAAGTGGCGGGGTAGAAGATAAAACCGGTATTCAATATATTGCATGTGTATTGGATTCTATGAAAATTAAACAGAAACAAAATGATAATACGATTCAAACAAATCCTTGGTATTCTATTCAAAAGTTGAATCCTAAATCTATTGAACAACGTATGATGGATGTATTTGATAAGTATATTAATAAACGCAATGATGTTGTTGAATTATATACCAAGAAAAAAGAATATTTAATATTAGAACCACAAGATACGATTCCAGTAGAACATAATATACAAAAATGGAAACATTTCTTACCACCTGTTGTTGAATTTTCTGTAACAAAAGGGTTGTCAAATATAACCAATGAATTCAAAGATGATTTGTTGGAAACATTGAGAAAAGGACATAAAGACCAAAATGACCATATCCATGTTCTCAAAAACAAAGTAAAATCATTCAGTTTTGGTATTATTGAAAATGTAAATAAAATAGTTCATCAAAAAAATCTACTACTACATACCGCTTCTCGCGTTCCATTTTTACAAAATGCATGTTGTAATGAAGCCAACAAATCAACCAATCCAATTGCTTATTTTGCTGAACACGAACCACTTATTGTAAACTATACACAAGGTGCAAAATCATGTATTGCATTATTGAAAGATGTAAAAGAATTATCCAAGGCCGCAATATTATATCATGCATCTTTCACGGGTATTGTATATCCACCAGTTCCAGAAGGCCATTTGGAATCCAATATATACGCTGCATTTATTCACTATTGTAAATTTGATAGAAACGCCCCAGTTCCAGAAGATTTACGTGCCATTTGCGGTGAAAAACCGACCGAATACAATGCGTTATGGTCATTGGAAGAAAAAATGGAGCATTTAAAACGTCACGGTAAACGCTATACAATAGAAGACTTGTATAATTTGATGAATGTTATAGAAAAACGCAATACAGTCGTTATTGGGGACTCCACTGTTACTTCTGATATTAATAATGATATTATTTGTTTTGTTGATAGTATGGATACCGAATCTACCACATTAATTGAATATCCGCTACGTAAATTATTAATAGAGGTATTAGAATCTTATGTTCCCAGAAAAATGATGAAAGAGAACATAGAGGATTTGCGTGAAAAAAGTAAAGAAGTGTATAGATTACGTAAATATTTGACAACTACAAACAATAATTTACTAGTGGAAATCAACAGGTTTCTAAACAATTATGCATCCAATATAAGTAGCAATGAAAAAACGAAAATAGGCGACTTTTTAATGAATATACATGAATGGCAATCGGATGCTAAAATGAAAGACACTGGGCTATATTATGATGAACAATTATATACTATTACCAATTTCATTAAAAATTCAATGAAACAAATGACCAATATATATCCAAACATCGTTATAAATAATGTTGACCCAATTAATATAACTCCATCTGGATGGGGAAAACATTGGGGATTGTCATCCTATCATGAAAGTGATATAAATAGATACATAAATGAATACCTAGTTGATTTGGATAAATTTAAGGGCGATAGTATTTTGAATCAATATTTATTGAAATTACAAAATAGGGTCATTGATTTGAATATGTTTATTCAACACATTCCAGTGGAAACTCCGGTTCTCAAAAACGGAGACGTTTATTTTTCATTATTTGATAAACAAACAACCTATTTATTATTTGTATACTGTTGGTATTCTATTTTGCATGAATATATTCAATGTGTAAATGACCCAAATCTATTGGATATGGATGTTCAAGAAATGAAACGCACCAAACGAAATGAAATCCGTGAATCTCAAAATACATCAAATTATATTGAATCTACTATTTTAGACGAAGATGTTGATGAAAGTGATGCAAATACAGAGTTGATTCAAATGGAAATTCGCCGTGCAGATACGCGTGAATTGAAAGAACGGGTATGCAATTTGTTATATACATTTTTAAATATTGAAATGAAGAATAAGAAAGTTTTAGACCGTTCTTATAATGAAATTAGTAGAAAGGTTCGTCGGTCAAAAGAAGAAGAAAAGAAAACGATTACTGATTATTTAGAGAACATGGAAAAAGATGAACGAAAAGTGGAGGATATGATTAAGAATTTTAAGTTAGGTAGATGGAATGTAGGAACTCAAAAAGGAGTATTTATGTATGACAAAGGAACATACGACCAAGAACGTGAAGCTAATTTATTACGTTTTGCGCAAGATTTGGAAGGAAATGTTTATGGAGAAGGTGATTTTAATGAAGAAACATATGATGTAGAAGATTTAGAACGCTATGATAACCAAATGAATGATGAGTTTTATGATAATGAAGCAACTGGTATTGGTCATTTCGGTGTAGAATATATGAACGAAGGTTATTATGGGGACGACGTAGAAGAGGATTTTAGTGATGATTCTTAGCCGCCTAACATTTGTATAAACCTGGAAGTTTATACAAATTATTTTATACATCATCTGAAATCAATGAACCTTTTGTCATTTCTTTTAGAATTGAATTTATATTTGGACTATTATCATCCGGCAATTTTAATGTTCTGGGTTTTCTTTTTTTTGGACTATTATCATCGGGGGATTTTAATGATCTGGTTTTTTTTGTAATAACAACACTATTATTACTAGTTGTTTGCAATAATAATTTATTTTCAATTTTTTTTAAAATATTAGGAATATCATTTTTAAATTCATTAAATTCTTCTTGTGTAATAGTATTGATATTTGGGAATTTAACTAAACCGACAGAACCGGTTTCAATTGTTAATTCATCTGTATTATTATTGTCGTGTGCTGTTAATGTATAACCATATAATTTATTAAGTGTATCAAAATAATCAACAATAAAATTCATATCAGGTGTATTTTCAGTTTGATAACAACAATAAAATGCAAGATTGTATAGTCCAAATATATAATATTTTACAATATATTGTCTAATATCTGTTTTTGGTTGTGGTAGATGTTTTATTAAGTGGTGTATATTAGTTAATATAATTATACCAAATGAATATATATCAATTCTTTTAAGTAATCCTTTTCTTGCTATTTTTTTCACTATATTACTATAATATTGTAAACAATCATTTACGTCAATATCTATTATTTCTTGTTCTAGATGTTGTCTTTTTGAATACAATAAAAATTTTGATATTTGTTCATTATAATTTGATTCGTTAACATTGTTTACTATTCCAAATGTTTTTTGGTATATTAATTTTTCAGCATATTCATTAATTTTTTCATTCATAATGTCATCCATAATAAATCCAGTAAACGGGTCATACAAAGTGTATTTCATCCAAATAGAATATTGATCATCGTTATAATATTTATCATCTTTAGAATTTTTTTTATTTTCATACTGAAAATTTCCATCATGATATAATTTTAATAACACATTAGAATTAAAATTCGTTAATGTAACATGAGGATAAACATAAACCGCAGTGAATGCTGCAATAGCTGGCCATGGAAAATATGGAAAATTATATGGCATGGTTTTCATAGTAGTCGTTGTCGTAATTTTACGTATGTCTGATAAATCAATTATTTTGAAGGTATTTTCATGTAATATACAATTTTCAGGTTTAATATCATTGTGAATTAAATCATTATTTTGCAATATTTGAATTCCTTTTGCAATATTTAATATTTTTGTGTTGTCTGAATGAAATACATTAAACCCATTATTTTTTTCTAATATTTTCAGCATGTTATTCTCTCCTTTTTGGTATAATATCATTTTTTTATAATCAATATCCAATATTTGGTTACCCATTGTCCTCCAAGCTGTATTATATGGTGGAATCATTTTATAAACAGGGTCAACTAGACAATGATCTATATCTAAAATAAAATACTTATTTATGTCATCTACATTCGTTATTTTTTTAATTAATCTAGATGCATTTAATTCACTTTCTAAATCAATTTTTGCATCTTCACTGTTCGCAATTTTTGATATATAATTATCAAGTTTTCCAAGTTGGTTTTCATTGCATGGATAAGCAGGGTTTCCTAAAACCCAACCAGTTGCTCCATAACCCAATACTTCGCCTCCCCTTTTATATGTTTTTCTAAATTTATTTTTAGAATTATTTCTATATTTTTTTGTATATTTCATATATATTTAGATATATATATTATAATGATAAAAAACGGGCAACCACTGGATGTTATGATTTACGTTGATCATGCTCAATATTTACAAAAAAAAACACTCACACCTATACCTATTGAAACAATTAATCCTCTAATTACTCATATAAATGTGATGAACCGTAATTATCAACTTGATACATATGTAATGAATAATGTGCATATTGATGGTAGGACTTATGATGACAATGCTGGCGTAATTGATGATAATGATGAAGCTATCATAATATCATTAACTGCAACAAATTGCGTATTTACTAATTGTGTGTTTATTATTGAAACTTTTCATCAATACATTGTTAATTTTAACGGTTCGTTTTTTGAAAATTGTATTTTTGAGGGGCACTTTGACAGGTCCGATTTTGGAAACACCATTCTTAATAATTGTACATTTAATGACTTGACACCAATTAATCAAACACGTTTGAATTTTTGTAACTTCGAGAAATCAATTATAGAAAATTCTATATTGGTAAATATTTTAGGTGAAATAATAGATTTTACAGGTGCAAAATTTCACAATGTAGATTTAGAAAATTCAATTTTACAAGGTTCAACTTTTAAAGATGTAATATTTAAAAAAATGAATATGAAAGGCACAGACACAAATTTAGTACGTAAGGTGAATAATCGTAACAAAACTATAAAATATGCTACTAAATTTATAAATACTATATTTGACCATGTTAACATGCAAGAATCTACATTAGAGAGTACTAAACTAATTAATGTAAAAATGACAAAAGTAGATTTATATGGTAGCATTATGACAAACACTAATTTAGAAGGCGCAATTTTGAATGATGTTGATCTAACCGATGTAACATTAGACGATGCAATTTTAAAAAATACAACAATGACAAACGTAAATTTTACAAATACATCTTTATGGAATTTTGACCCTATACGCGATTCTAATATACCTCCAAATCTAGAAAAAACAAATATAGATAATGATACATGTTATTTTATGAAAAAAAGTGGAGATGATGATAGTGATAGTGATAGTGATGATGATGCTCCAGATGAAAAAATAATATTTTCACATATTAATCGTAATGAAGCAAGAAAATTAATGAAAACAAATATAATGAACGAAAGCTTTAAATACTATTTTGACGACCTTTTAAAGGATATAGAAAAACATAATATTGAAGCAGCTAGAATGTCAGCTTTATTTTCAAAAAAAATTGAAAAACCCAATTTACTAAAGTTGCCGGAAAACTATTTATTAGATTTTAATGTTCCTTTCCAACCTTCTAGAAGAGAACGTATTATAGAAGAAATACGTAATAATGAAAAAAAAATAGAAAAGATTGAGAGAGGAAGAATAAAGAAAAGGACCGGGGACGAAGTAGTAAGTAAATCATATAATAGAGACAGCCTTAAATATAAGAGAACCGGTGGTAAAAATAAGAGAACATGTGGTAAAACAACGAAAACCGGTGGTAAAACAACGAAAACCGGTGGTAAAACAACGAAAACCGGTGGTAAAAATAAGAGAACAAGGAAAACAAAACAAAAAAATGATAAAATTTAGGAATATGTTCTCAATAATGAAATATTTTTATCCAATTAATATAACTATATGTATAATTTAAAACAGGTTGTGAGAATTCATAAAATAAACTTCGCTATTTTACTATTTTTAGTAATGTTCTCAATTATCCATTATTTAAAACCCGGTTTCATTTATAATAAACATGGTGGATTCCGTCCATTTGGTTTAGGATATAGACATAAAACAGTGGTTCCAATTTGGGTAGTAGCAATATTATTAGCAATATTATGTTATTTAGCGGTTCTCGCATATTTGATGTATTTTTAGGAAACACGTCATTTTATATTATTATTTGTAAAAAAATAATTCAAAAATATGTTTATGATTATTATAAAAATGAATAAAAAAACTATAAATTACAAAGAAAATGAAAACAAAAATGAATTTTCTGACCTGTATTATAGATTGTATATAGATTGCATCAAATATAAAACCGAAAAAGTTCAAAAAGAAATAAATTGTAATTATTATTATAACAAATATACTATGACAAAACTATTGTAAAACAATGGTATTTAGGATAATATTTGAATGTTCTCAACTTGCCTATAAAATCTTTGTAAAATGTTCATAATAATTATTTTTAGGATAATCATTATGTATACATGGAAAATCCAAGATTAATTGACCCATCCATACAAAATTATTTATACAATAAATTGCAAAATTGCCACACTACCCGTGTTCAGGTATATACAACAATATTCAATATAGTAGTTTTCGTATTATTTATAATATTCGTCGGATGCGCATTATATTATTGTTATAAACGAAAATTAACTCCATATGAAAAACAACAAAAAATGTTGCGAGAACAAGAAATAATTCTTTCTAAAATACGATATTATCAAAATGAACGAGTTGGTATGAATTCCGGTGCATCTTCATCCTACATCACAAATCTCCCTGCAATAGATACCCCATAGAGAACATTTTTGAATATATGGTGAATATATGTAAATACTTTATAGAGGTATTGTATATTAGTCAAAATGAATATTATTCAAGACAAACGAGAAACAATTATTCGTGACAATAATACTGCACAAAATAAATTAACGAATATATTAGAAACACATGATAAAACGATTACAGAATTAATAGTGAACGAGCCATTACATGGTGAATTAGATTTGTCTATTTTTGAGAACATGGGATTTACTAAAATAAAACACCTTGATTTAGGCGAAGGTGAAATTACTGGTATAGTAAATTATCCAAGAACATTACATGTTCTCAAATGTGCAAATAATTTATTGGTTGAAATAGAAAATTTACCAGATGATATTCTTGAAATTGATTTTCAATACAATTATTTGTCTCATGTAGATTTCAAAGGACTAAACAAGTTATATAAAATTAATATTTCCCATAATAAAATTATTGAAGTAGAGAACCTCCCACCAAATTTAGAAGAATTATATTGTGAAAACAACAATTTGAAAAACTTAAATTTGTTAGAAAATAATAAATTACGCCTTTTACACATATCTCATAATTCAAATGTCATTATTGAAAATGTTCCTAAATCATTGGTTGATTTAAAAATGGAAGAGAACCCATTTAGCGAAGTTACATATCAAGAAATGCATCCAACAGAAAGAGAACCTAGAAACGACGAAAAAAAGAGTTTTATTGAAAGTTTAAAAGTATTTTTTAAATTAAAAACTCACTATGAATATACACTTTATGAAAAACGTAAAGAAGTATACGAATCAAAAAAAATGATGAGGGGAAAAAATACTGCACGAAAACTGGCACAACAAGTAAAACCATCGTGTATAAATTGTAAACGTCCAGTGGGAACTATCTTTTCAGTAAAAAAAGGAGAATATACTGCAATATGTGGAGATGCAAATGCTGAAACTAAATGCAATCTAAACATAAAACTTATACGGGGCGATTTTTCAAGTCATGATAGGTTATTGTATTTGTTTCATGAAGAAGTGGAAGAGTCAAAAGAGAAAATAATTTCACATAAATTAGATACTTTATTCAATTATGTGCACGAAAATAAAGCGGTTTCTAAATTCAAAAAAGAATTGGAAGAATATAACTTTACAAGTGGTATGTTTAAACAATTATACGAGAAAAATATTGAATTACATAATGATCCAATGCGAAAAGAATTAATTATAAAGAAAGAAAATGATGTTTACAAATTAATGGAAACTATCAAAAAATTATTAGAAGAATATGAAAAACAAGGTAATAGAGAAATATTGAGAAACGCGGTTGAGATTCAAGTCAAAGAATTGATTCCTGAAATGGAGAACTTACGTAGGTTGAAATATGAATTAATAGAAATGGATAATCAAACGACTAATGCTGGTGGGTTTGGTAAATCAATAATTGATGTTAATTGTAAGTTAATACAACGATATGTCAATTTATCAAAACATGATTTTACGTTTGGAGAAGAACCTTCCGTTGTAAAATTTATTAGATAATTTTTTCAAACACCGTATGGTTTATATTTTTTAAGTAAAAAATATAAAGGATTTTGAATATACTAATATAAAATGATGTGGCGATTTTATTATTTATTTTTGCATTTGTTTATATACGCGTTAGATACTACATTTTCTATTCAAAAACAACCATTACCATCGTGCAATAATTGTAAGCATTATATTGATATATTATACAAAGATAGTATTGAAATTGGAAATTATTATGGTAAATGTTATAAATTTATGGATATAAATCATCGCACCGGGGAAATTGATTATTCAAGTGCATTAATGATACGTAACGATGAAACCAAATGTGGCAAAGAAGGGGTTTTATTTGAAAAAAAACAATAATTGATTATATTCAAACATACTTAAATATAATAATACGTTCAATTTATATTGATGAGTATTTTTGACTTATTAAGAGTATATCAATTTGACGATAAAATTCGTTTGGGAAAAATATGCGACGGGGGCTATGTTATTGGCGAACTAGAAGGTGAATATGATTGTTACATTTCTGCTGGAATATCAAATGAAGAAAGTTTTTCAAAAGAATTCATAGAAAAATATAATATGAATGAATTTAATTCGTTTGGATTTGATGGAACAGTTCAACATTATCCATATGAATATACAAAAAATATATCATTTGTTCAAAAAAATATTAATTCATTTAATAATAATGATAATACAAATTTATTTTCGTTGATTGATAAATATGAAAATATTTTTTTAAAAATGGATATTGAAGGTGGTGAATACCCATGGTTATTAAATATGACTGCAGAACAATTACAAAAATTTAAACAAATAGTCATAGAATTACATGGAATTACTAATGATAGTTGGGGATGTAATTACCCGGATAAAATGAAATGTTTAGAAAAATTATCAAATACTCACTATGTAATACATGCACACGGAAATAATCATGCACCTGCATATGCTAATATTCCAGATGTAATTGAATTAACGTATATTAATAAAAATTTATTTAATTCAACCCCGGCGTTTAATACTACACCATTACCTATTCCAAATCTGGACTATCCAAATAATCCAAACAATAATGTAGATATTAATTTGAATGTGCAACCATTTGTAAATACAGTTTAACAATTGTTATAATTTGATATTCCATCCCAAGAAATACCCCAATTATCAGCCCATTGTTTTTTTGCACAAATATCAGTTTTGCCTTGGTTACTCCAAGCTTCATTGGTAAAATCTATTCTTTGTATAGGGTCGGTGAATACATTATCACTACCTACTGAATTCGTAGCAGGAGTATATACTGGAAATGCATGTGTAGTGGGAGTGGCTGTAGCGGAACTTTTTACAGTTGTCCCTGGTTTTATCTTAAGCGCAGTAGCATCATATAAGGTGCCTACGTTCTTTTTGCTAGATCCCGGTAAATTACAACTTTTACCATCGGATGCAAGTGTCCAATAGTCTGGACATTTATTTGCAACTGGTGGAAAAACGGTTGACTTATCTTGATATTTCATTAAGATTCCAATTATTGTCAATATTATAATTAAAAATATAATAGCAAAACTTATCACTAAAATATGAAATAATTCCATTATAGTATAATATTACAAATTATTTTACATTAAATTTATTCTAAATAATTTAGCTAATACTATCTAATTTATTTCTACATCAACTTTATATAAGGAATATGTCATTATTAACTCCTGATAATATTGATAATATAGGAACTATAATTAATTTAGATAAATACAATGGCCGTGTAGATATTATTCAAGAACCATCCATTGATGAAAAATTCAAAATGCAGGAACGCATTGCAGGAAGAAATAAATCAACTACATATCATGAAGCATTATGTGGAACATGGGAGGACAATGTTTTGTCTAAATTGTTTTTTTCAGCGGAAAATATCCAAATTATTCAAAATGGATTACGAGCAGGTGTTTATAATTTATCTAATCAAAAATTTGTTATTCCACCGCAAAACATGGATAATTTGAAAATTATTATGCGAAGCACTTATTTACAATACGCGGAACATTATCCAGACCGTATTACAGAACAAATTGCACGATTGAATAAAATTGTGTTGGATTACTGTGTGCCATCCGTTTATAATGAATGTATTGCATATTTGAAATATACCCATGACCAAAGTAGTTTAGTTATGCCATTTGAACGTCCATTGAATCATGATAGACAATACAAACAATTGGAATTGAAACCTTTTATGTAAATATTTAGGATTTTTTATTTTTAAATATTTACGATTTTATTTTTAAATATTTACGATTTTATTTTTAAATATTTACGATTTTATTTTTAAATATTTACGATTTTATTTTTAAATATTTACGATTTTAT